TCAATTCAATGGCAGACGCAGAAGCAGAGTACGACGAAGAATTAGAACACATGGATGTGTCTGTAGACAAGGGCGGCATAGTTCCTACTGATAAACTGAAAAAAGAAACAAGACAAAATCGTATTGAATCAACAGGTGTGCTAGAATTTGTTCTACCTATATTTGCAGAACAGCAAGGACTTGATGGTGTTTGGTGGCAAGACAAACTAGACGTAAACAGATATTCAGCACCACGTGGTGTTATTGTTCCTAGCAAGATTAAATCTTGGAAGTTTGCTGTTAACGAAAACTTCGCAGACGGTAAAGTAAAAGGCAAAAGCAGACCAGGCAGAGTAAAGAAGTCAGGTGCTAGTTGTAACGGTAGCGTAACAGAACTAAGAGCAAAAGCAAAAAAAGCCAGCGGTGAAAAAGCAAAAATGTATCACTGGTGTGCTAACATGAAAGGTGGCAAAAAGAAATGAGCAAACAAAATTTAACAAAAGAAGAACTTAAACATTATATTAAAAAACACAAAGAACACGAAGCAAACAAAACAAGTACAAACAAAAGAAATAAATACTGGAAAGAATACTTTATACCTACTAGAACAGAAACTAGTTTTAATATGAATAACTTTTGATATAAAATTAGGAAATAAAAAATGAAAATAGATGATATCATAAATGAAAGAATAACAAGACCTGGCGATGATACAGATCCATCATTGTGGCAAAGAATTAAAGGATTATTTAAATCTAATCCACTAGGTACTGATGATAGAAAATCTAGACGAAATAAACTAGATGATATTGAAACACGTAGAGCTCAAAAAATTCGAAAACGTAATAAACAAGATACAGATATTAGACAACAGAATAAAATTAAAGGCTTAGAAGTTGATCAATTACAACGTGATAGGTACAGAGAAAGAGATGCAATTGAAGACAATATCGCTGATATAATTGCACAAAAGAAATTTGGAAAAGATCATCATGAACTTGATGACCTGGATCGTAGAAATGTTATTATGACTGCTAGATATCTAGCAAACGATCTAGAAGCATATCCTGATTTACTTGATGATCCAGATTATCAATCTGACTTTAAGAAAAAATATCCACAAGGGTTAGTACCGCATTGGGGGAAAAATTTAGATGGAACAGATGCGAAAGATTATTACCATTCCAGAAATGGTGGTTCAGGACCTCGCCCAGAATACAAGCATCCAGCATTTAAGACAATGTATCAATATGACGAACCTGGATATGATGAAAACTTACAAAAAAGAACTATGCAAGATCAGTATTATACTCGATCACAAGTAGCAAAAGATAATAATATACAATTCCAACCAAGACAAGACATTTATAATCTTAACACATCACAAGCAAATAAAGAAAGAGATGAAAGAATTGCCACTGGAAAATCTAATATCAAAAATATAGAAATAAAAAGAAAACTTAATAAAGCAACAACAGATACTCCTACTGATAGCACTCAGAAGAAATTTGCAAGGGATATCATGCAGAATAACACAGGTAATAATCAAAAGAAATGAATGTAAGCAAAGAAAACATTTGGCATTTTACTTGTGATTACTGTCAAGGTTTTTGGAGTATAGCGACTATGGATGAGTGGAACCCAAAAGAGTTATACTGTACACATTGTGGAAAACTAAATAAAAATGATAATGGAAAGTTTAGTGAGGCAAAGTTTAAAAAAGAGGAATGGTGTTCATGTGGACATAGAATTATAGATTGCGATTGCAAGCCAGGATGCGAATGTGGATGCAATAGTAAATTTTTAGGAGCATACTAATGAGAGCAAATGAATTTGTAAAATTATTAAAAGAAGAATATGATATAGGTCAAGATGAATTCCAGGATGCATATTATGATGAGATAGTTACAGTGGTAACCAATGTCTGGAAAAGAAAATACCCAGATGTTGAATTACATAACCCAGAAGATGAGTTCGGGTCTGGCCATACATTTGAAACAAAAACACCGTCACCTGAAGAGGGAGGTTTTACATTAAATTTTGGTTCTCAATTATATCACACCAAAGATGAACAAGGATCGCCTGAGAACCTGTTTTATATAGTTGTCTCAAATGCGTATTCAGGCAACTTCAAAGGTGTTGTACTAGATATGTTAGCGAGTGTATATACACTTATGGAAAGCAAACTACAAGAGTATGCACCTGGATCTAATAGAGCTGAATTTAAAAGAATGCTTGGCGTTCATCATAATAGAAACAATGAAGCATGGTCAAATATTGCAAGAAAACTAGGTGCAGTTGAAGAACCAAGGGGACGTGACCAATGAAAATGGACGACATATACAAATTAAAATATCTAGCAGGTATAACTGATAGAGATGGTAATAAAGTGAAAGAAGATAACGGCGGTAGTAATATAAGTATTACAGGCTCCGAAAAGGGACGCATTCAGCGTGAAAAGAACATACAGCCTGGAACAGATGAGTGGTTTAAACATTGGTTTTCAAAACCTCATCTAACTGGCGAAAAATCAACAGGAAAATAACATGGAATTAGAAACAATCATATTGTTTGCTTTAATGTGCAAACATGCAGTAGCCGATCTAGCTATACAATCATTTAGAGTACCATCTAAAAAGAGGCTTTGGTTAAACAGAGGATTACATTTACATGCAATGGATCACGCAGTACTAACATTTATAGTATTGTTATTCTGGGTTAATCCTTGGTTAGCATTGGGATATGCATTAATTGACTATATTGCACACTGGCATATTGATTGGTTTAAATCAAACATATTATGGGTATTTGGAATATCCAGAGAAGGTAAGGGGTTTTGGCGTCTACAGACAGTAGACCAGATACTACATTATGCTACATATATGTTTATTGTGTGGTTAATGGTATAAGAAGGATAAATAGTTGTATGAAGATAAATGAAATAGATTGTTGGGATGGTTACAAAAAAGATGGAACCAAGCCCGGCACAGGTAAAAACAAAGGTAAACGTGTAAACAATTGCGTCAAAGAAGACGAAGTTACACTAGATGAATCACAAGATTTCCATGAAGAGTTTGGATATCTAGGATACAGTATTGACGAAAGTGATCTTTTTGAAGCGGAATATCAAGGACGTACTGTTAAACTTAACAAGCCAACAAGAGGTGATGTTAAAAAGTTTAAAGTATATGTTAAGGACCCAAAAACTGGAAACGTTAAAAAAGTAAACTTTGGACATGGCGGAAGCAGTGCTAAATCAAAAGGTGAGAAGACTATGAAAATTCGTAAGTCTAATCCTAAAGCACGTAAGAGTTTCCGTGCAAGACATAACTGTGATAATCCTGGACCTAAAACAAAAGCTCGTTACTGGTCATGCAGGAAGTGGTGATTCTAGATGAGAATAACTGAAGTAGACAAAGGTTTAACACAAAGTGAACTGGATCAATTAGAAGTCTTTGCAGATAGATTATTTGCGAAGGTAGGCATTGATGTAGAGTTTACCCGTCACTTCTTAGATCGTGTAAATGACGAACGTAATGTAAAACAAATTACAGCAAGTGAACTTACAAGATTATTTAAACAAGAATATAAACGTTGGGGTAAACCTATTGCACAAATGGGCCCAGACTCAGAAGCAGTACTAAAAGATTTAGCAACAGACGTAAACATACCATTTGCTTTACGTTGGGACAAAGAAAACAACGAATTAGATCTCATTGCTAAAACAGTGATGCGTAAAAAGAATTTTAAAACATCTAACAAAGAGTTTGAAGTACAATCAGTTGATTACTCGTTAGATAATATACAACACAAAAAAGTATTTGAATCAATACAACAACTCAACGAAGCAGGCCCGGCAGCATTAGCAGTACCAGTTGGTATTGCGGCATGGAATGCCTATGTATATTCCAGATATGCTCAAGCAGCTTGGTTTACTGCAAAATTTACTGCAACTACAGCCGCAGCATATATTGTTGCTAATGCAGATGACTTTGGCTGGCTTGAAAGAAAAATGGCTTCATCGGCTATTCTTGCATATCAACTATGGGACAAAGTTAGAGGCGTACAAGATATGAGCAGTGTTCAGTGGAGAGACACTAATGCATCAGCAATGGCAGCCGGACAACAAGGAGCTGAAAATCCATTAGGTCCTAGGCCAACTGCAGATATTGACGGTGATCCATATGGTATTATAAATGCTAGGCAACAAGTAGCCGCAGGACAGTTAGGCGCACAAGCACGTTTAGATTTAGCGTTAGCAGATTTGGCCGCTGATCAAAAAGCATGGGATATTGAATCTAATAGAAATAAAGACAAGGATGCAAGTGCTGGCGCAATGGCATCAGGTCAAACAGGCGCTACTTTAACACAATTAACATTAGATGCTAGTCAACAATTAAATGGAGAACTAGCCGCAGGTGTAAGTGAATTAACTGCAAATGCAAATATAGAAACTGAAATAGATAACGAAGAATTAGATAAAATAGCAATAGCAACTGCTAATGCTCAAAATTTAGTAAGTGATAACAATCTTATAAAACTAGCAACTACAGTAACACAAGCAAGACAAAACGATGATAGTGATGCACAACTTATTTCATTAGCAACTAAAATTGCAACAGCTCAACAGGCAGCAGCCAAAGTAACTGCACAAAATACAGCCAGTGATGCTAAATTAATTGCACTTGGACAACAAGTAGCACAACAACAAGCAGATAAATTAGCAACAGAATTAAGTGATAAAAAACTAATTGCACTTGGACAACAAGTAGCACAACAACAATCAGATGCTAAAGCAACAGAATTAAGTGATAAAAAACTAATTGCACTTGGACAACAAGTAGCACAACAAAAAGCAATTGCGGCTGCAAATGCTACCAGTGATGCTAACTTAATAGCACTTGGACAACAAGTAGCACAACAACAAGCAACTGCACAAAATACAGCCAGTGATGCTAAATTAATTGCACTTGGACAACAAGTAGCACAACAAGAAATAGATACACAAAATGCAACAAGTGATGCAAAACTTATTGGACTAGCACAACAACTAGCAGGACAACAAGCAAATGATGTATCTGATGCAAAACTAATTGCACTTGGTCAAGCATATAAGGATGCTAAAACAAATGCAGCCAGTGATGCAAAACTAATTGCATTAGCAAATGCAGTAAATGATGTTAACATTGAACTTGATCTTCCAATTGATGGTACTAAAGATAATGATGTTAAAATTGATATTCCGGCTGAGATTCCATCCGATGTGACAACTACATATCCTGGAGATGCTGGTGCAATAGACGGAGTAGATAATCCAAAAATTGCTTATCCAATTCCACACGCCACTGATATTGATATAGCTGGCCCAAGTGCAATTGCAACAACACTAATTACTCCAAACAATAATAACAATAAGAAAAATAACAAAAAAACTAGAAAAAAATATAAAACAGGTGGAGATGATTCTGCATATTGGGATACAGATTTAAGAGGCTGGGTTAAAAAGTATGGAACATTTGAAAGCAAAGAATTTTTTAAAAAATATTTCACATTAAATGAAGGTGGAGCAATGCCAGGTGTTGGTGCTATTCATATTGATGAGATTACTCCAACACTACAAGCATTAGAAAAATCAATAGGTGTTGACTTAATGAACAACACATTAGGTAGTGTAGGTAAAAGACAATTCAGTGGAGACATTGATGTAGCACTACAAATACAACCAGAAGAATTACCAGCATTCATAGAAGAACTTAAAAAGAATCCACTAGTACTAGACATTGCTAAGACTAGTGTTATTATGACAAAAGTTAAAATTATGGACTTTGATGAATCTAAGTCAGATGGCAGACCACGTACAGGATTTGTACAAGTAGACTTTATGCCAGGCGACCCAGGTTGGATGAAAACTTATTATCACTCACCAAGTGAAACAGAATCAAAATACAAAGGCGTATATCGTAACATTATGATTGCTACATTAGCCGCAGTACACAACAGAGATAAAAGTGATGCTAAATTAGATGACGGTAGAGCTATGGAAGAAAGACGCTTTATGTGGAGTCCAACTGAGGGATTGTTGCGTGTACAACGCACACCAGTTCCTAAGAAAAGTGGCGATGGATATACTAAAAAGAATAAAAATGAAACAATAGACGGTCCTTGGAAACAACCAGATGAGATTGCAACACAACTAGGTTTAGACAGTGGAAAAGATTTAAACAGTTTTGAATCATTACTAGCCGCAGTTAAAAAGAATTGGACCAAAGAAAAATTACAGTATGTTATAGATGGATTCAAGCAAAACAATGTTGTACAAGACATTGGCGTGCCTGAGGAATTAGACGATGTTAATTAACGAAATAACAAAAGCGAATCTAAATGAAAGTAATGTTATTAGAGATGTTGCTAAAGAACTTAATATACCATTTGCAATAGCTATGGAACTTTCTAATAAAGAAAGTTCTCAAGGTCAGTTTGATAAAGATGGTAATACTATTGTAGGTGATAAAAACTTAAAAAATAAAGCATATGGAATGTCTCAGGTTAGATTGCCTGCATTAAAAGATGTCAATAGGTTATATGGAACAAACTATTCATTAGATGATATAAAAAATGATGCAAATATAAATGCTAAGGTAGGATTATTGTATTTTAAAGCACAAGGTGATTTTTATGGTGCAACAGATTATATAGAACAACTTAGAGGATATAACGGCGGTCCTAACGCAATTAAAGGTGATGTAGCATCAGCAAATAGTTATGCAAATGATATTTTTGATAAAGCAGTGATGAATTACAATGGCGCAGATGCGTTAGAAAACTTTGGGCTAAACGAAGCTAGTCCTTGGGAATTACTTAAAAGAAAAGTAACACCAGTAGTACAAAAAGACAAATACCAACGTGTTGCAGAAAAACTACATGCAATGTTATTACGCAAACAAAAAGAAAACGGTGGTGTATTTAGACATGCATTAGGTTGGTACACATATAATATTGGTACTTCATACAAAGGCATTGATCATAAAGTTCTTCATCAATATTACTTAGATAATTTTGATGTAGTTGTTGATTAATACACTTGACAACTATATACATTATAATGTATAATGTAGGCTAAGAGGAACCTATGACAGACAAATATTGCATATACACAAACAACTTTACATTCGTTGACAACGACGGCTATGTAGCGTTATGTTGTAAAAATCTAAAAAACAAATTATCCAATTATCACATAAAAGATTATAAACTTAGTGAAATATGGAATAGTCCCGAAATGCACGCCGTCAGAGCAGAAATAGCCTCCGGTGGTGAACCTAATGGTTGTTTTAAATGTTACGATCCCGAAAGAGATGGAATACGTAGTTTTAGACAAAAAGCATTAGGAATGATTAATAGAGGAATTCCATTTGAAGATGAAAAAATACATGCACTTGATTTAAGATTAGGTAACGTATGTAACTTGTCATGTGTTATGTGTTTTGCTGGTAATAGTAATAAAATATTACATCAACACAAATCAATGGCTGAACATTTTGATTGGAAAGAAGGCAGACTAGAAAAAGAAGCAGTTAAGTATCACAAAAGCAATTACGACTGGAGTGATGATCCGCAAGCATGGGATAACATTATTAGCAGTGTAGATAAAAATCTAAAGCATGTTTATCTAGCAGGTGGTGAACCTTTTTATCTTAAAAACTTTCCAACAACAGTACAACGTCTAGGCAGCTTGGCTCCTGGTGCTAGATTTGTTATTAATACAAATGGCACAAGACTGTTAAGAGAAAAAGATTTAAAACAACTAAAAACAGTGGAAAATGTATTCCTAAGATTTAGTGTAGACGGTTGGGGCGCCGCAGATGAGTGGACTAGGCAAGATACAGTGTGGGAAGAAAAACTACAAGTAATGGATCAGTACTATAATCACTTTAAATTAAAAGTGTGGGACATTACAGCTAATAGTTTAAGTGTAAGGCACATACCTACACTTATCAAACATTTATGGGAAAAATACCCAAATGCAAAAGTACAAATTCGTCCAGTTGTTAATAAAACCGAAGTTCTTATGGAAAACATTCCAGATAGATTTAAAGCAGAATCATTGCGTTTCTTTGAAGAAAATAAACTAAGACTCGAAGGAGTTGATCATGTTATAAATGAAATGCGTAAACCATTTAATAATGATATGAAACGTAAACATACAGTAAGACATTTTGTAAACTATTACGATACACATGGAGTAGTTACTCTAGATAGTTTTGATCCTGAGTTAGCAGAATGGATCAATAGCGATGCAGAAGAATAGTTTTTGTTCCATTCCTTGGATACACGCCGCAACTAAGACAAACGGAACTAGTCGAGTTTGCTGTTTAATGAGTAATCACGATAGTGGCAACGGCGGGCTTACTGGACAAAGTTTTAAAACTCATACAATAGAAGAAATACATAACAGTGAATTTACACGTAAGATTCGTAAACAATTTTTAGCAGGTGAAAAGCCAGCAGAGTGTAATACATGTTGGGTTAAGGAAGATAATGGTGGTCAAAGCAGGCGTACATTTACTAATAGGATGTATAAAGAATTTGATTACGATAAAGCAGTACAAGTAACAGATGTAGACGGCACTACAACACAGATGCCCATATATTGGGATTTAAGGTTTGGTAACTTATGCAATTTAAAATGTGTAATGTGCGGACCTCAAAGCAGCAGTATGTGGTACAAAGACTGGGCAAAAGTTCACTCCACTGATCATTTTTACGACAGCGGTACAAAAATCAACATTTCGGACGTATCCAAACAAAACAGGAAAGATCGTGAATCGGATTATGATTGGTGGGAAAGTGAACACTTTTGGGAACAGTTAGATACACACAAGGAACAACTACAACACGTTTACTTAGTAGGTGGTGAGCCTATGTTAGTAGAACCTCATTATAAATTTTTACAAAAGCTAATAGACAGTAATATAAGTAAAAATGTAGTACTGGAGTACGATACAAATATCACAAATGTACATCAACGTGCAATTGATCAATGGAAACATTTTAAAAAGTTAATGCTTAGGGTAAGCATAGATGATTTTGGTGAGCAGAATGATTATATACGTTTTCCTAGTAAATGGTATAAACTAAATGAAAATATACAACGTATCAAAGAGCTTATACCAAATACACAAATAGAAATAAGTGTTACTTGGCAAATGCTTAATGCATTCACAATATTAAACTTATTAGATCATTTTAATAATTATCATATTAATATAAGAATACTATCACATCCTGCACATATGGATGTAAAGCACTTACCAAAACAAGCAAAATTAGATATTATAAATATGTATAATAGTTCTGTACATAAAGATAAACTAAAACATTTAATAAATTATCTGAATAATACATTAGACTACGATGGTAATCCATATGATTGTATGATTTTCTTAGAAAAGTTAGATGAAATACGAGGCACAGATTGGAAAAAAACGTTTATTGAATTACATAAATCGATAAATACTTAAAACAAAGGCATACTATTATGAAAATACATGATATCATAACTGAAAATAACGGTGTTAAGAGAGTTAACACTGGTATTGACATGAAGGCAGCACTGGCTAAACGAGCTGCACAGATATCATCACCAGGAACTAATCCAACCTTAAATACTAGAACAAACGTTACTAGAAATAGCAATTCAGCTACAGGTACTACACATAAAACATTTAGCAAGTATATATCTAAAACAGGCGATCTGGGTGGAACATCATTAAGTAAAGTAAACAATATAAAAAAATCAGCAGATGGAGCCACAGGCACTAGCACAAAACGATTTGTTAGACCAGGTGGAGCAGGAACACAAAGCGTAACAGACGTTGGTACTGGGCAAACAACTAATACTAAGTTCCAATTAAAAGGTCCACAAAGTTGGGCATACGATAAACCAAAAACAACTAATAAGGTAGCTAACCTAAATGCTTCTAAGAAAATAAAAGAAGATGGTGTAATTGTTCCAGGTGTTAACACTACAGTAGATGTTAAGCCAGGGCAAACTGAAAAAGAAGCGGCCAAGTTTTTTGGAAAAGGCAAACCAGCAGAATTACACAAAAAAGCACGTAAGAATAGTAATGCCCATAATTTATATAATTTAGGTTTAACAGAAGATAAAGACATACCTAAAGAGGGAAAAAGAAAATAAGTCATGATAGTTTATATTGTACAAATGGAAAAGTCAAAAACAGCAGGTTGTCATTCCGTTGATTACAGAGATGTAGATGAGCCTCACAGATATGTAGCAGGAGTATTCACTAATTATAAGCAAGCACACAAGGCAGGCGAAACAGAAGTTAAATGGCGCCATGGAAGATACAATTATCATATACATGATTGTGTCTTAGATCATATTAACAAGAGTAAAATAAAATATGAAATATGTGAAGAAAATACATATGGTGAGCTTGCACCAGCATACAAAATCATAGATGTAAGAAATAAACTAAATAAGAAATAAACTAAACAAATGAAAATAAATGACATATTAAAATTACCTAATATAGAAATAGGCGACGAGATACTTGTGGGTAAATTTAAAAACCGTAAAGCAACTGTAACTGGTTTTGCAGTAGATGACAACAATCAACCTGTGTTAAAAACAACTAAAGGCGATCAAAAACTATTCAAACCTAGAATAGTTAAACTAATGGATAAGTAAAATGAATATAGAACTGAGACGTTTTCAGTCAACTCACCTTTTCCAATTAAGAAGTATACTAACAAAAGAAACTGCAGAACAATGTAACTTAGAGTGGCCATTCACAAAAGAGGTTGCAGAATCTTTCATTTCAAGTTATAATACATGGGGTATATGGATTAATAATGGAATACTAGCAGGTGCGGTAGAAGTCAAAGAAGACTTTGAAACTGCATACTTTGTTAGCGAAAAGTATAGAAATGTAGGAATAGCAACAGAAGCCGTTAGGTTATGTAAAGAAGAATTTCCTGGCAAGCAACTTTGGTGTGTTATTAATCCAAAAAACACATACAGTTTAAAAGTAGCCAATAATGCAAATTTAAGAATAAATTTTATTAGTTAGAAGAAACATGTCAAATAAAAAATTTAATAAAGAAGAACTAAAGGACACACACGGTCCTATGAACAGTGTAGCAAAAGACGATGCATTAGTATGGGCTGGAGCACCAGACGTAAAGCATTTAAGTAAACTAGAACCTCATAAACGTAGAGAGGTTATTGCTAAAAAACAAAAAGCAAAAAACAGTAGTAAAAAACATGATAGAAATTTAGGTAAGCAAATACTTAAAAATATAGAGGAGTAACATATGGATTTTTCAACACATGATAAAGACGGAAACAAATTAAAATCAATAGTGCCGGCAGCTAACAGAAGTTTTCAGGCCAGTTGGTATGAGAATTGGAAAACCGATCCAGCATTAGTAGAACCAAGTGCAGAAGATATTAAATGTGAATTACAACTTCAAGCACTTAGTACAGTAGAACCATTGAAATGGGAAATTGACTTAGGCTGGTTCAAAAAAGAAATCAAAGCCTATGATGATAAGTGGGTTCCATATTTACGTAGAGAAGGTGTAGTAAACAACAGAGAAGGCCTATGTTTAGTAGGACTACCGGGCGATGATCCTTGGGATAGTTTAAGTATGCCTGAAGCCATAAGACGTGCAGGTAGGGAATTATCCGAATTAGATTTTAATACTCCTACACAGTTATATCACGATTTAAAAAGTTTACAACCATTATTAGACTATTGGAGTCCTATTGGTAGAACTATAATTGTTAACAGTGGTGCAGGCGGATGGTTTCCACCACACAAAGACCAACCACTATTAAACAGAGAGTGTTTTAGAGTAGCGGCATTTGTATCAAATAATACAACACATGATGCATATGAATGGCAAATGGATGGGCGTATTTGGCCTATTAAAGCAGGTGGTGTATACTACATAGACACACGCAAAACACATAGAACACACAGTTGGAAGCCAGATAGCATGCATGTAATAATGAATATACCCAAAACATGGGAAAATGTTATGAAACTAATGAGTGCTACACTCAATTACTAAGGGTTTCTAATCGAATTAGATAAATACTTGTATGAAGATTACGGACATAATAACCGAAGATGCTGACGCAGGAAGTACAATGGCAGGTAATATTGCTAGTGTTTCTTTTCCTATGACGCCCGGAACCAAGAAAAAAGACGCTCGTAAGGCAGTTGATCCTAACGGATACTTAGGTAATGGTAAACGTAAAAAGCAAAGCGTAGGTTATACCGAAGAAGTAAAGGTTATCAGACGATGAGAGCAGACCAATTAGAAAGCATTTATGCAAAAAACAGAGACGAGCCTATGAATCCTGAAGTATTAATACAAGGATATGGTAGACTTAATCTTAAACAAGTAGAGGCTAAAGTAGTATCTATGTTTAAAGAGATTGCACAAATGGGTGAAAACGGAGATTGGGAAAATGTTGAATACAATCTAAACAAAGGTTTAGTACAAACATTTATAAAAGCCATCAATGAAACCTATGAAGAATTAGAAACAATTAGAAAACGCGGCGGTAAGAACAGTCGTGGCATTAATAAGAGGTAACGACATGGATAATAACCACCCAACATATAAGAAAATTGATAATACTTTCAATCGTGTTATGGACGAAATTAGCAAATTTGAAAAAGTATTTCAGCCAGGAGGCAAATTAGAACAAGCTATAATGGAAATTGAAGGTGACCCGTCATCTTTATCAAGTATAGTACTTGCATTATCAGAGGCGTTTGATGCCTTAAGAGAAGGTAGTCAAGGAGCATTAGATCACATAGACTATCCTAATGAACAATTAAGTAAGAAGAAAAAAATTACACCAGGCACACCAGTTGATATGGTAGCAGAAGGCGTATTAGACGGCGGAGACGAAGATGGATTTATGGCTCGTAGCCAATTATACTTCCTAGCCAGAGATGCAATTAAATTACACGGTATTGTAAAAGACCAAGATGATTTAGCACCATGGGTTTCGAGTAAGATTGCACAAGCTTCAAAGGATATGGATTCAGTTCGTCGTTACACTGAATACAATGCCATGAAAGCTGAAATCGAACCAGAAGCACATGCACACGAAATGCCACAAGAGATGCCACAAGAGATGAATGAAGGTACTATGATTGGCGGACTAATGAAATATGATGGTCAACCAGAAGGCGAATATGCAGACGCAGTAGCAAGATATAAAGAATTTATGTCTCAACCTCGTCCACCAAGTGAAGCAACAACTGATATGGTACAAGGCTTTATATTTGACGATGAGTTATTAGATAGCCTAAGCGAAGCTGAAGATGGCGGAGATGTACTTGATGTTAGATATATTGTTCAAAGCAGACTAGAAGATTTCTTTGGTCCAGACTTTGAACTAGGTGAAAGTGTTGTTTACGAAGCAAAACAAGATATGTGCCCAGAAGCATGTTGTGGAAAGCCTATAACAGAATGCAAATGTGGACCAGATTGCGAACACTGTGATTGCCATTCAAAGAACTCAGCAATGAACGAAGGCATGGATTTTGATGAAAAACGCAATGACGATTTACAAGTTATAGCAAAAGACATGTTTAAAAATGCATTAGCAAACGCTAAGAAGAAGGTGAAGTAATTATGTTTACTATGGCCCAATTTGAAAAGAACGAAGATAATAATTATCATACAGAAAATGGTATTGAAATGGCAAAACATTTTGGTACTGAAGATGAACAAAAGTTAATGTTACAAATTCAAAAAGATCATTATGCTCGTGGGCATATTAACCCAGATGAAATTGAAGCACGTAATGGTATCGTTAAAAAATATTGGCACATGCTAGAAAGCATTTGTGAAGGTGTTAGCGATGATGAAATTGCAAAACATTACAGAATGTTAAAACTTCCAAGTATGAAGTCATGGGAAAAACTAGTTAAAATGGGCCTTCCTAAACAAAAGGCTAATGAAGACTCAGGACATGATAGACAATATTATAGAGATCTAGACAAAGGCCAACTTAACCACACTAAATCAATGTTAATGAAAACTGCATCTCAATTAGAAGTAGCAATTAATCAAAGATCAAAATTCAGTAGAGAATTAATGGGAAATGGCGATAAAGCCGGTACAGGCGATCTGTATAATATGTTAGACAAACTCAACAAATTAATTGAAGAGTGGGACAACGAAACAGAATTATACGGAATGTAAGGAGAGCTATTATGAGATTAAGTAATTTAGAAGAAGGTAGTTATAATAACGCACCAGAGCCAAAGAAAATGCAAGTAACAGTTGCTGATAAAAAAAGTAACACTGAAGCATGGAAACGTTATCAAGCAGGCGACTCAAGATACGAATTTAAAAATCCAACAACTGAAGCAGAAAAACAATCAGACATTAGAGAAGATTCTAAAGGCAGAGCTGAAAGTATAAAAAACATTGACGAGATTCTAGTAAAGATGGGTGCTGATGCTCCAAGCGATATCATTGCTGATATTATGCATTGGATTGATGCACACCCAGGAGAAAACTTAGAAGACTTAATAAGACAAGCTAATGGTTATTACAACGATGAATTAGAAGAATCAACAACAGTAACTGAAGCAGGCGGATATTACACACAACCAATATACGACATGATTAAACAACATGGTTATCCAAAAGTAATGCATGAACTACTAACAAGTTTAGATGCAGATGTAATACAGGATTTTATAAACCGTGCAGAGTTAGATGAAAATACATATGATACTAAAGACTTTGAATTTAATCCAAGAGCTGGACATAGAGACCAAATGTCACATCCAGAAAATCGTGGATTAGATGCAAATCCAAATAAATCATATAGTCCACGTCCAAAAGCTCGTCCAAAGAATCTTAAAGCACCTATGACAAGCCCACGTCCAAAAGCTCGTCCAAAAGATTTAGAAATGAAGTTCAATATTAATAAAGCAGTACAGCAGGCAGTAGCAAGTGAAGGCAAAAGCCCACACAAAAAAGGTACTGCAAAGTACAAAAAGCATATGGCGGCAATGCATGCAGAATCAAAGATTAATGAGTTTGGTCCTGATGAACGTTATATGAAGATTGGCAATAATACAATGATTGCAAATAAGAAAACAGGTAGTGTAAGCAGTACCTTAAATTTAGGTGGTGATAAATCAGCAACTGTTAATAATCATCTTAACAAAGATGGTTCAGTTGGTAAAGTTAGTGCAAGAGGAACAGTAAATGGTGTAAAGTTTAAAGCCAGTAACAATGTAACCGGTACTGCACCTAAGGCATCAGCAAGTATGCGAGGCATAACTATTAACGCATCTGAAGAACCAAAAGTTAGAGAAGCAGGTTCACCGTGGACTACTACAGGCAAGCATCCAGAAAAGATGACAACTGATGAGCTATGGAGCGAAATTGCAGTATTTGATCATATACAAGACAGAGGTGAACGTTTAACACCAAAAGATATGATGAGATTGGATTCATTGTTTAGTTACATGGATACCGCAGAAATGAACGAAGCTATAAAACGCAAAGCAGATTCTATGATGGAATCAGCTAAGTTGAAGAAAAATAAAAACAAATAGGAGTATATTATGTTTAATTGGATAAAAAAGATGTTTGGCGCAGGCGCTAAAGAACAAGTATGGGTATCTAAGCCCAAAGTGGAAGTAAAGAAAACTGTTACTAAACCTATTGTTATTAAGCCAGCATTTAAAAACAAAAAAGAATTAGCAAAACTAACCAAAGGCAAGATGGAAGAAATCGGCAGAACGTACGGTGTAGAACTTGATAAAAGAAAAAAGAAAGATGCACTAGTTAACGAACTTTGGAAAGCAATTAAGAAATAAGGAATTAATAACATGCGTTTAACAAAACTATTTGAAGCAGGCGATATTGATAGAATAAAGAATTTATTAATTGACAAAATTACTTCGTCAGACGAAGAAGCATTATTAAAAAAACTACTAAATGCTATGGAATCATCAGGAATAGATGAAAGACTTGTCCAAGCTCTTGCACAAGACCCAGATGCTAAAAGTTTTGGCGTTGACAAAATTGTTGCAGATGTAATGAACGTTCCAGGAACAGTAGCGGAAAAGACTCACTTTGCTGATTCGTACTCAAAAGGTTTTATTAATATAAGTGAATTACTCAAAGGTAGTAAAACTACATTAGAAGCATTGTTACAAAACCAAGCAAAGATTGATCCTGCAAATGAGGAAGAACAAGCAGTTCCGTTTGTTAATAGAGTATTTAAAAGAATGCTATTAGCAGACTACAAAGCTCAAGGCGAAGGCACAGGGGAAGTTGCTCTTGCAGTTCTTTCACCTATAATATTTAAAACAAGTGGCGGTAAAGCAGCTGTAGGTGATATAATTGTTAAGGGTGACATAAACCATAGAGTTGAAGTTAAAGCACGAGTACCAAGTAAAGACGGTAAGGGTGCAGGTAGCCCAGGTAAATTTGCAGATGCAAAAATTTATGCAGGTTGGAGGCCAGGAAAAATGTCTGATGTAATTAAAAAATATTATCCAGAATTAGCAAATAGAGTAGCATTAGTTGAGAAGCCTAAAATGGGAAAAACAACACACTGTATTACAGGTTCAGGACCAAACACTATTGTATCACTAATAGACCCAGAAAAGTTGCCACAATTTGCAGAAGATTTTGCTACCGTTGTGTCATTTTTAGGACCTTCATTTAAGCAAAATATAAAAAATGCTATAATAAGCAATAACTCACAAGCATTACAAGATAATGTTGTTAAAATGGTTCACGATAAGTATTATGAAGTTAAATCTAAAAGCGAAGATGAGAAATTAGACGGTATTTTAATACTAGATATACCTAGTAACACAGTATTTTATTCACAAGGATTTGACCAGATTCAAAAAGCAGGCGGTCAAGTACCTGGATTTTATGTAACAGATCCAAATGGCGGACCAATGGGTGAAGCCAGAGACTTTGCGCCAGGCATTCGATTTTAAAAATATGTGGGAAATAATTGAAAGAATGGCAACAGACCGTCTATGGGTATACACTGCTCTAGTAGGAAGTATATTCGGTGCGTTGTTTGTAGCATATTTACGTGGAACTAGAATTAGTGCATGGGCTTTCAGCAAATGGTCAGCATTGCTAAACTTCTTTGTTACACGCTATGGTTGGACATGGTTCCAACAAGATCCAAATGCTTGGAAAAAATTACACCCAGAACTTACTAAACGCATAGAAGATTTAGAAAAGCGTTTAGCCTGGATAGAAAAAACTACCACACGAAAAGTAAAATAACAACGCTGTAAGTTGTTATATCTCAACCTATCAAAAACCTCAAAAAACAATTGACTTTATCATAATTATCGTATATAATTATAACTAATAAACCAGGAGAACATCTATGAGCATCACATTTAATCAAGCAGATATTGAGAAACTAAAAACACTAATAAAAGAAGGTATCCAAGTAAGCCAAGAAGTGGAAACACTTAATGAAGGACTAAGAGATACTGTAAAGCATATTGCAGAAGAAATGGGTATCAAGCCTGCAATTATTAACAAAGCTATTAAGGTAGCATACAAAGGCGAACTACACAAGCATAGAGATGACTTTGATACACTTGAAACTATACTCGAAAGTGTTGGGCGTCCTGATTAATGGAACAACGCAAAAAACTCAATGACAAAATAAAAGAACTTGACAGTACTAGGGTATTTAAAAAGATAACACCCAAGGGTGATTTATCCTGGTATGTCAAGTGGGTATCAGTGATACTGATACTAATAGCAACAACGGCTAGAGCTACAGGAACAATACCACAAGTTGACTTATGGTTTGGATTGTTTGGAACTATGGGTTGGCTATGGGTTGGTATGTTATGGCATGATAGAGCATTGGTATTTCTAAATGGTGTATTAGTTACAATCATAGTAATGGGCCTTATGAACTATTATTTTGGGGCATAGTTTTGATTGATAAGATAAATGCAATATGGGGCATAGATAATAATACAAGTAACTTAGATAAGTTTACAGGTTACGAACATCTATACGATAAGTTTGACACTTATACAAAAGAAGTATATTATGCAAACCCAGAACAAACCATACAAGAAGTGTATGATTTATATCGTAGTGTAAACCTTGTTCCAATTACATACTTTACAGAGCAAGGAATGATTGATGAACTCAAGCATTTCAAAAGCAGAGGCTATAATCACGTAACAGATAATGTTCAAGGACTAGGCAATAACGCAGGTTCCTCTATTGGAAGATTTTTGTTTCCTAATATGATGACTGCTGAACCAAAAGGCAGAGGCTCAAACAGTTTACGAGATAGGTTCTTAGATGAGAAAAAACTTAAAAGAGCAATACGCATTTGTTTTGAATTCAGAGACAGTAACAAACTTGTGTACCCAATGTCGTTGAGAACTGCATTAGAATTAGTTACTGGAGAGAATGTTACTAACTTTAAAGCCCAACACGCCAGAAGTATTGTAGAACATTTGTGTCCTGTTATGTGGGGCAGAGTATATGACTACAGTATGGGTTTTGGTGGCAGACTGTTAGGAGTAAGTGCAAGTAATATGAACTACACTTATATTGGAACAGATCCTAACACAGAAACATTTGCTTATTTAGAATACTTAAATGAACTATTGGGTGGACCTGGAAAAGACAATGAACTATATTGTAGTACAAGTCAAGATTATCAATGCGAAGATATTGATTTAGCATTTAGTAGCCCACCTTATTTTAACTTAGAAAAATACAGTGATGAACCTACACAGTGTATGGTAGAGTTTGACAACCTTGATCAATGGTTTGAAGGATACGCAGTACCAACAATGCAAAACATATACAATGGATTAAACAGTGATGGTATCTTTGCAACAAACATTGCAGACTATAAAACATATGGACAAAAAGAACCTATCTTAGTTGTAGACCGTTGGATCGAAACTGCTGAAAAGATTGGATTCAAACATACTAACACAATTAAAATGTTACTAAGCACACGACCTGGTGTTGGTAACGATCGTAAAGAAGGTAGACAAAAGTGGGAAGGAGTATACGTTTTTGGAAAATAAAGTACTAGTACAAAACAAACTGTTAAAACGTGCAACTCCTGAAAATACTTATTGCACAAGTCCATGGAACGAAATTCATATTCATGCTACAGGTAAAGTTAGAATGTGTTGCCAACATCATGGAATAGATAAAAATATCAATGATGTAACATTATCAGAAGCATTTAATAGCGACGAATATCGGACTGCAAGAAAAGAAGTTATGTCTAATATATGGCCTAAAGGATGCGGCCAATGTGTTAAAGCAGAATCACATTCCGGATTTAGTATGCGTTATATGAATACAGAATTAGTAAATGATGCTAAACGCTGGCACCAAACATTTGGTTTACCCAACACAATTCAAAAAATAGGAATAGATTTTAGTAATGCATGTAATTTAAGATGTACAATTTGTGACCCTAACAAAAGCACAGGCTGGTACAAAGATGCCAAAATGCTACATAATGCATTAGGAGAAAAAGAATCCTGGAGAGCATATAATCATGCATCAGACAAACCTTATGGGATATCGGTAGATTTTGTTGATAAGAATTTAACAACTTTATTAAATGCAAAACATATAGAGTGTGGCGGCGGCGAGCCTTTTTATATGCCACAGTTTCTTTATCTAGTAGATAAGCTAATTGAACATGATTATAAAGGTCGTTTAAAAATTATAACAAACGCAACATTGCTCAAAGAAGAAATGTTAGAAAAACTAAAAAATATTAATGCTTCTTTTGTAGTAAGCATGGACGGAACAGGACATGTATATCCGTATATGAGACCAAGTACACCATTTGGGAAATACAGTTGGGAAGAAATTGAACAGAAATTGTTCAATATATTTGATAACTATCATTTAAATATATCTTATACTCCAAACATTCTTAATATTTATAATATACCAGATTATTTAGAATGGCTAAAACATAAACTTATACCAAGAAAAGTTAATAATGTTTATACTAAAGATAGATTTTTTAATGAATGTGTTACTTCACCAAATTATTTGCGTATTGCAGTACACCCAGATGAAGATTACAAACATAGATTAGCAGACATGTTAGAAGCAAGAAGTGACGGGGATCACTTTAGTGATATCATAATGCAATGTAGAAAAACAAGAACAGATAAAGAAATAGATGATTGGAAATTCTTTTGTAAGACTACTGATCTTCTTGACAAACATAGAAAAACAAGTATAATTAAGTATGTACCCAAATTAGAGAAATATTGGATTAAAGAATGAGCTACGTAGACGCACACCACGATAAGAACAAAGACATTGTACAAGTTGTAGAACGAATCAACGGCAAAAGAGAATTTAAAGAAATTCCTGCCAAGTACACATTTTATTACAAAGACCCCAAAGGTAAATTTACAAGTATCTTTGGTGAGAAGCTAGAACGCATTGTGTGTAACACAAGCAAAAAGTTTAACACTGAGAAAAAGATACATGGACACAAAGGCTTGTATGAAAGTGATGTAAATGTTATTTTTAAAACATTCGCAGAGAATTATGATCCACAATCAGTTCCAGAGCTAAATGTTTGTTTCTTTGATATTGAGACAGACTTTAATAAAGAAGTAGGGTTTGCTCCACCTGAAGATCCTTTTAATGCTGTAACGGCAATTAGTTTACACAACAGTTGGATGAATGCAACAATTTGTCTTGCTATTGGTCCTAAAACTATGACGTTTGAAGAAGCAGAAACTGTTACTAATAAGTTTGAGAATACTATTCTGTTTAACACAGAACGAGAAATGCTTGAAGCGTTTTTAGACTTAATTGACGATGCAGATATTTTAACAGGTTGGAACAGTGAAGGCTTTGATATTCCGTATCTTGTAAACAGAGTATCTAGGGTAATGAGTAAAAGTCACACACGCAAGTTCTGTTTATGGGATATGCTTCCCAAAGAACGAAAGTTTGAACGTTTTGGTGCAGAGCAACAAACATATGATTTACATGGTCGTGTACACATGGATTATATGCAATTGTATAGAAAGTATACATATCACGAGATGCACAGTTATTCGCTAGATGCAATTGGTGAATATGAATTAGGTGATCGCAAAGTAGATTATGAAGGCACATTAGATCAACTATATAACAATGACTTTGAAAAGTTTATTGCTTATTCAAGACAAGATGTTGACTTGCTTGTAAACTTAGACAAGAAGCTACAGTTTATTGACTTAGCAAATGTGTTAGCACATTCTAACACAGTGTTGCTACAAACAACAATGGGTGCGGTTGCACAAACAGACCAAGCTATTATTAACGAAGCACATACTAAAGGCTTAATTGTTCCTGACAAGCGTTACGACAGAGATTCAACACAAGCCGCAGGTGCCTATGTTGCAACACCTAAAAAAGGTATGCATAAATGGGTTGGAAGTATTGACTTGAACTCACTGTATCCTAGTATTATTCGTAGTTGTAATATGAGTACTGAAACTATCATTGGGCAGGTGCGACATTCTTACACAAAAGAAATGATTCAAAAGGCTCGTACAGTTGCTGAAGCATGGGAAGGAAAGTTTGCTTGTCATGAGTATGAACTTGTAATGGATAAGAACATTGACGAATTGCTACACTTAGACTTTGAAGATGGAACTAGTTTTGAAGCCACTGGCGCAGAGATATATGAAATTGTGTTTAACAGTGGACAACCTTGGATTATTAGTGCTAACGGAACTATCTTTACATACGAGAAAAAAGGTATTATTCCTGGATTACTAGAGCGTTGGTATGCAGAGCGTAAAGAACTACAAGCAAAGGCTCGTGATGCTAGAGCAGAAGGCGGAGACAAGTTTGCGTTTTGGGACAAGCGACAGTTGGTTAAAAAGATTAACTTGAACAGTTTGTACGGTGCGTTACTTAATCCTGGCAGTAGATTCTTTGATAGTAGGCTAGGACAATCAACTACATTAACAGGTCGTTGTATTGCAAAACATATGGCCGCAGAACTTAATAAGATTATTGCAGGCGAATATGATCATCAAGGTAAAGCAATTGTATACGGTGATACGGATTCTACATACTTTAGTTCATATCCTATGCTCAAAGATCAAATTAAAAACAAAGAAATTAATTGGGATGTTGATACTATCATTAGTTATTATGATGCAATTTGCGAAGAAGTAAACAAAACATTTCCTGGATTTATGAGTAGGACATTTCATACTACACTAGACTTGGGTACAATTATTGCCGCTGGTAGAGAAATGGTAGGTAGTGCAGGTTTGTTTATTACAAAAAAGCGTTATGCAATGTTAGTAATTGATAACGAAGGTAAACGAGAAGATGTAGATGGTAAAGCAGGTTATATTAAAGCAATGGGACTGGACCTAAAGCGTAGTGATACACCACCCTGGATGCAAGACTTTTTAAAAGATGTATTACTTGAAGTACTAACAGATGCTGAAGAACAAGCTATACTTGATAAGATTATTGAATTCCGTAAAGAATACAGAGAAAAGCCTAGTTGGCAAAAAGGTTCTCCAAAGCGTGTTAACAACCTTACTGCATACAAAGGTAAAATGAAGAAGTTTGAAAGAGAACGTAAAGTAGCACACAACAATAACAAAACAACAGGCGAGCTTAAAAAGCCAGCAATGCCAGGACATGTTACTGCCGCACTTAACTGGAATAAGCTAAGAGAGATTAACAGTGATAATTATGCTAATGAAATTGTTGACGGTATGAAAACTATTGTTTGCAGACTAAAAGACAATCCACTTGGAATGACAAGTGTGGGTTATCCTACAGATGAAACAAGACTTCCACAGTGGTTTTTAGACTTGCCGTTTGATGATGATCATATGGAATACACAGTTGTAACTAAAAAACTAGAAAATCTTTTAGGTGTGTTAAAATGGGATTTAGATAAGGCGGCAGCTAAAAGTAATTTTAACAGTTTGTTTGAGTTTTGATATGGTAGCACTAGGACACGATATACAAACAAAGTTAGATAAACTAACTGAATGGAATAAGCGACACGGTGGTCCTTATGACAGAGGTGGAGCTGACAGTTATTATGGGCGAGGTTGTAGACCTCATTATTATACAGGCGATACACACAATAGTAACAGAATTGAAGAATGTGATATGACAGATGAAGAGATTAGAGCATACAAAGCCGGTTATTTTGACAATGAAAACGACGGTGATTTCAAAGATTGGGGCTAAAATAGCCTAAAAAAACCAAAATAAATTAAAATAAATTTAAGACCCTTGCTACATAAGGGTTTTCGTGCTGGCTAAAAGGTTGACAATACCAAGAACTCTTGTTATAATATATACATATTAAACAATAAAGGAAGGATATGAAAAACTCTAAAGCATTTTTAAACAGTTTTAAAACAAAATATATGGTTACAATACGTCCTATTGATGCAGATTGTTCACATGTTGATAATGTTTATGTAAACGCATTTGGCTTACAAGACGCTATGAACAGAGTAGATGCGGCAGTTGATCATTTAGAGTATGCAGTACAAGATATTATACCAGCAGGACATGATTTGTTTGGAATTGAAGAAAAATGCTGTGATAGAGTATCAGTAAAAGATATTGGTATTGCTAATGAGTTTTTTGGTATTACATTTAACTAATATGAAAAACATAATAATAGCAGTAGCGATAACATTTGCAATTATATTTGCATTCATTAGTAGTGTTGAAGCAAAGCGAGTAGGTGTACTACAAGAACAAATTGAAGCACATAAACTAGCAATGACATTTGCCAACGATGCAATACACACATTTTATAATCAAGTGAAAGTAGTAAGTAAATGATTGAATTTATCTTTGAAGTACTAGTAAAGTTTGTTAAATGGTATTTCATAATTTGGTTTATGTTTTGGGTTATTTCAAAAATAGCCGGGTAAAAAGGTTGACAACAGTATTGACTTATGTATAATATTAAATATACGGAGAGTAGAATGGTAACAGATACAACAAAATTAGTTGCATATATTAACTGGCTTAATGCTAAAGGGCAAGCAATGATGGAAGACGATCCTCATTTGTGGGTTGGAATGTTAACTACTGATTTAGACCATTGGGCAAGTTATGGAATTACTACTCCAGATCAACTAGGTGAATACCTAGATGCACAGTCGGGAGACTTTTAGATAGAATTTTATTAACAGTAAACTTAACTGTTAAAAAGGGGAAAAAATCACTTAAATACACTAGTGGTTAAGAAATTAATTGCTCTGATGTGATCGCAGAAGCAATGACGAAGAATTGGTCGGTCACGTAAAAATAAAATATAGGAGAAAACTATGTTAGATAAAATCAAAGGTGCCGTTTCAGGTGCTATGGATATTGGCGTAATGCTAATTGGCCTTGCTATCGTTCTACAAATCGTATTCGGTGGTTCTGTTCCTTTCTTAGGTGGCGATGTAATCGGTACTGTAATCGGAATAGTTGGTCAACTAGGTGCAGCTGGTCTTACTGGTCTAATCGCTGCAGCAGTGTTGTGGAAGTTATTTGATCGTGACTAAAAGTAAAGTTTTTTCAATTTACTAACTAAACCCTTGTATTACAACAGTTTTACAAGGGTTTTTTCTTAAATAAAAGGTTGACAAAAGCAAGAGTTCTTGCTATAATATAACTATATTAACAATAAAACGAAAGGTACTAAATGTCAAAAACAATGCAGTGGGCGTGGGATAAAGCAGAAGAAAAATTAGAAACCACAATCGACAGAGTAAGACTTGGACAGTTAACTCAAAGTCAAGCAGTAAAAGAACTTGAAGATGCACATGAGGCCTGGGAATTAATGGGCTTTGAAACTATCACAGATGTTATCGACTATATGGTTGATGAAGTAAAAGTAGAAACTACAGGAGCTTAATATGAACTCGATTAAATCAATTCTAAACTTTACAATGAACGGCTTAACAATACTAGGCATTACACTTGTTGTATTTGCATCAACAATTTGGCCATCAACGCCAATAGCAGCAGATACTACCGGAGAGTTTCCAAATACAGAAGTAGTTAACTCGCAAACATTTTTACAACACGAACGAATTGATCTTGGACTTTTTTCACAAGACGATTTTGATTGTTTAGTTACTAATGCGTACTTTGAAGCACGAAGTGATGGGTATGCAGGCATGTATGCTACAAGCCTAGTTGTTATGAATCGTGTATTAGATTCACGTTATCCTAATACAGTTTGTGAAGTTGTTAAACAAGGACCAGTTCGCGAAAGTTGGAAAACACGAGACAATCCAAATGTTGCTACAGAAGATCGTATTTTTTATCCTGTACGAAACAAGTGTCAGTTTAGCTGGTACTGTGATGGGAAAGCAGACGATATGTATAACGAACAGTCGCTAAATACTGCTGAAGCAGTTGCAACGATTGTATTAACAGATTTTGCTAACAACGGCACAGTTGATATCACAGAGGGATCAACTCATTATCATACTATTGCAATTAATCCTTATTGGGCAAATAGTCGTGGAATGATGAAAATAACACAAGTAGGAACACACGTATTTTATAAATGGAATTAATATGAACTCAGGGGATTTCAAAGAAGCAAGGTATACTGAATCAGATTGGTTCAGTACCTTCACATTGGGACATGATGACCCTGGTAAACGAAATTGGATAGACGAGGGCGAAGAAAAACTAGGTTGTGCAGGCGGCTATACCAAAGACAGTGTAGAATACTTTATTAACAATTGGAGATACAGAGGTCAGAGAGTCCCCCAAGAAGGCGCAGATGCAGCCTTTGGGTGTAGTTACACATTTGGATATGGTGTTAACTTTACTTGGCCGAGTATGTTAAGTGTTGTAAATCTTGGACAAAATGGTGCAAGTAACGATCAGATAGCAAGACTGGCAATTACATATTGTAAAACATTTAAGCCTGAACAAATATATGTGTTGTGGACTTTTAAGGAACGCAGAGAACATATTAACGCTGATGGTGGACTAGATAAATTTAGAAGTCTGTCCGAAACTGCTATCAAAGAAGAACTTAAAAACCCAACTTGGAATAGCAATTATGCAATGCTATCAAATAGCAGTGCAGACGAATATAATTTTAAAAAGAACAAGATGTTATTAACTTCGTATTGCGTAGTTAATAACATTAAACTAAATCAATTAAGTATTTTTGATTTGCCAAAATCAGAATTTCCACCAGCAAGGGACAACGACCATCCTGGTGAAGATTGGCATACTAATATAGCAGGTATCATATGCGAGGCATAAGATGTCCCCATACTTAAAACAATACGTAGGAGAATATATGTTTGACCACTGGCTAAAGAATCACCAAAAATTGGGTGGTTTTCTTGCGTCTAGTTATGTCGATTGGAACATATTACATTCACCTTTGCATGATATAGTACATAAGCTAGAACAGTTTAGACAAGTTCCATTTGACGCAGTGCTAGAATTTAGTGATGCAGGTATTACAGACAATTCAATGGAATACAGAGATATTGTAGAAGATGTAAGTAAAATATTTTACTTGTGTGAAATGATCAACTACAATGAACTTATATTTCATCCACAAATACTACACGAGCCTTGGAAAAAACGATATAGAGTACACCCAGGCAGTGGCAGACTTATGGCGTTATGGTTATGTGGATGTGAAAAGATAAAAACAATTTATATTCATTTTGATGAGCCAGGATTTCAGCCACCAGGTGATTGTTTTATTATCAAAGACAGAGCAACTGCTCAAAAAGAATTTCATGTTACACCATTAGCAAGAAAACTAGAAGTAGAAACATATGCGGCATTTCCTAAAACAGAAAACGATCGTATAAGAACACACGCACAAGATCACGAATGGGATTGGAGTCATATACACACTGATAAGTTCTGGCAGTTTATGAGATTTAGTGAAGGCAGTACATTCTTAGAACATAAAAATATGTGGAGATCATATGCCATTGATGCTTGGCAAGATTTACAACATGATCACATACAAATTGGTACTACTACTTTTGACTTTGACCACACTGGCAAAATTATAGAAGTTCATCGTAATACCGGAACAGGTACAACTGACATTTTACTCTAGTTCTAAACTATCTAACCAGTCTTTTATTTCTTTAGGCTTAAATCTTGACGTAGTGTTAAACACTCTTTGGTGCTTATAGGTTCTACGGAATATACTGTTAGAAAATACTTTAGCATATACTTCTTTTTGTAATTTATCTTCCAGTTTAGGCTCGAAGAATTTCTTCTTTCTTTCAAATGCCCACACATCTGCTTTCGATAGTCCTTCTTTTCTATTATTTAAAATTTCTAAAAACTTTAAATATTCATTATCTGTTGGAATCATACTAGGCGCCGAATATGCAGGAGTATCTATCATTTCCTGTATGTAATTATTAGTAGTGTCATTTGGTTCGTGAACAATATTAAAAATTACACTATTGGGAAAATATTCTAATATCTTAGCAGGCATACTATGAGTACAATATATTACTCGTTTACCGCTATTAATAATATCAGCACCGCCATTCTTTTCAAATAATTCATCAAACAATTTATAATATTGTTTTTCATTGGGCATATACTTTTCTACTTCGTCGTGTGTAGGAGGAAGTTCGCCATGTGGAGTTATTCTACTAAATTTATGTTTGTTAACTGAATTAGTCACATTCCATGGAGCTTTACCGTTTTGTTCACAACTGTACCAATGCATGCAAGGTAACGATGCTAGAACTCTTCCTAGTTTGTATCCATTTGTTCCTGGTTCAAAGCTAACAAATATATGTTTATCTTTTAATTTACGCATTTTTATACCTTTAATTAATTATAGTAGTATTTATCTATTAATTCTTTATTGGATAAATAATAGAGTATAACAGAGTATATATACCTTAAGGAGAAATACAATGGCTTATAGATCAACTATTGATTTAGTATCATCAAATGGTACTACATACGCATCAGCTGACGAGTTTGTTACAACTCACGGTCCATGTGGAACGGCAAACGAAGCATTTGTAACTGACAGTTCAATTACATTGCTAGAAGACGGCAGTGGAGTACGTGTCGTAATGACTTACGAAGACGAAGCTACAGCAACTGCTCACAGAGCATCATCAGAAAATGCATATGATTCATTAGCAAACCTTACTAATACAGTAGTTTCAAACGAAACTGTATAAGTTAATTTAGCATTGAAAAATGCACCCAACCGGTGGGAAAACAATATAGATACCACTTATTTTAACCAATAAGTGGTATCAATTTACCAAATATTTATATTGACAAAACATCAAATCTCATTTATAATATACAAAGTAATTAAATAATAAGGAGATACTATGGCTAAGGCACTTATAGTACTTGCAGGCAGTAAGCATGCAAACAAGCTAGGCAAAAATATTAAAGAAGCAACAAAGGATATGACTGAAAAGTCTATTACTGTATCATTTGCACATGACGAATACGATTATATTACAGTAATCAAAGACGCACCAACAACACCACAAGAAGCACGTGATTTGGGCGGAAATATGGTAAAGAAATACAAGTCAACAGTTGATGAAATTGTATTTGATGTTACTAGATTAAATGATGTTAAAGAAGGCGCAGCATTGGCGGCATACGAATTTAACAAATATAAAACAAAACCAAAAGAAAACAAACTACAAGTAGAACCTGCAGGCATTAGTACAAGTATTAATTTTGCTCGTGATTTAATTACAGAGCCAGGTAACGCATTATATCCTGAGAAATATGCAGACCGTATTAATGAAACACTTACACCGCTTGGTGTTAAAGTGCGTGTAATTTATCAGCGTGAACTAGAACGCATCGGCATGGACATGTTGTTAAGCGTAGGACAAGGTAGTGAGAACAACAGTGCCGTTGTTATAATGGAACACTTGCATGGACCAGAAGGCGAACAACCAATTGCACTAGTAGGTAAAGGTGTTACATTTGACACAGGCGGTATTAGTTTAAAGCCAGGTCGTAACATGGGCGATATGAAATATGACATGGGTGGCAGTGCCGCAGTTGTAGGAGCCATGCATGCTATTGCTGATAAAAAACTAAAGAAAAATGTTATTGGTATTGTAGGACTAGTAGAGAACATGCCAGACGGTAAAGCAATCAAGCCAGGCGATGTTGTTAGATCGCTAAGTGGACAATATGTTGAAAACTTAAACACAGATGCAGAAGGCAGACTTGTGCTAGGTGATATTTTAACATATGTACAAAGTGAATACAACCCAGGTGCTATTATTGATCTTGCTACACTAACAGGCGCCATTGTTGCAACACTAGGCAACGAAATGGCAGGACTGTTTACTAACAGTGATGGATTAGAAAAAGCAATTATTGAAAATGGTGAGCTAGGTGGAGAAGGTTTCTTCCGTATGCCAATGGGTAAGAACTGGGCTAAAATGATTGACAGTGAAATTGCAGACTTTCAAAACATTGGTGGACCATATGGCGGTTCAACTACTGCCGCAGAATTTCTATACAAATTTGTAAATAAGAAAACAGCATGGGCACACTTAGACATCGCAGGTATGTGTTGGTCTAAAGGTGGGAATGCAACAACACCAAAAGGTGCAGTTGGATTTGGTGTTAAAACACTGTTCAATATTGTAGACAACACAGATAGTTATCAGTGGTTTGCAGTTGAGGAAAAAATGTCTTACTAATATGACAAAAGAAATTAAACAATCAATTATTGATAATTTAAAAAACGTATATGATCCAGAAATCAGTATTAACGTATATGACTTAGGTTTAATATATGAAATAAATATAGTAAGTTCAAACGTTGTTATTGTAATGACGTTAACAAGTGCGTTTTGCCCAATGGCAGACCAAATCAAACAAGACGTTCATGATGCAGTATGTAGTGTAAATGGAATAGATACATGTGATATTAATATTACATTTGAACCTCCATTTGGACCAGACATGATGAGCGAAGACGCAAAATTAATTTTAGGAGTATAAAGTGACATATTTAGTTAAAGACGAGTGTATCAAATGTAAACATATGGATTGCGTAGAAGTATGTCCTGTAGATTGTTTTTACGAAGGTGAAAATTTTCTAGTTATTAATCCAGACGAATGTATTGACTGTGGCGTATGTGAACCAGAATGTCCAGTAGATGCTATTGTACCAGATAGTGCATTAGAGGGCGAGGAATACAATTTCTGGTATAAGTTTAATGCAGACATGTCTGAGGAGTGGCCTAATATTACGCTCGCTCGGCCAGAAGATGTTCCGCCTGATGCGGAAGAATGGGCAAAAGTTAAAGATAAACGAGAACATTTATCTTATAAGCCAGGAAAGGGCGATGAATAATATGTACGATATAATTTATACACCAAGAATCCACGATGAGTTTTCTGTTGCACGTTTCCATGCTGAAACAGACGCACAGGAATATTTAGAAAAAATCAAAGAGGTACGCCCGAAGGCATATCCATATCACCGTATTGAACTGGTGATAAACAAAGGAGAAACAGTATGACATTTTTAGTATGGCATTTACTAGCTATTGGAACAGTAATGGCATTGTCTTTTTTTGCTGGTTATAAGTTTGCTAAACGCAAAGAAGATAAAATTGAGCCTAGTATTCATATGATGGGTATTAAAAAAACGAGGTACAAATATGAGTAGAACAAAAGAAGAAATACTTAAACAAGTAGATGAAGTAATGGAAGAATACATTGCACCTAACGTAGCAATGCATGGCGGACAAATAAACATTTTAAGCTTCGCCGAAGACACTGGTATACTACATACACAAATGAGTGGAAGTTGTAGCGGATGTGCTAGTAGTACAGAAACACTTAAAATGGGTGTTGAAAGCACACTGATGCATTTTATTGAAGAAATTAAAGGTGTAACAAGTGAAGACGATCCAATGTTCAGCGATCCATATTATATGAGTGATCCAGGAATGATGGATTTTCCACCAGATGAGTGATAAACCTAGAATAGCAATATGTGTTAGTGGACAGACTAGACACTTTAATGAAAACCCACAATACATAGATGATCTTAATTCTATATTAGAATTATTTGATGAGTTTGAGTATGACTTATATGGACATACTTGGGCAGATCAAGAAGATCCAAAACAAGAAGTGTTAGATAGATTTACTGCATATGAAAGCGAAGATCAGAGAATAATATGGGATGAAATTATAAATCTAATGTATGTTGATTCTAGTCAAACACCTGCAAAGTATCATCAGTTTTTTCAAATAGATGATGATTGGAAACATAAAAAAGAGTTTATGGATATGTTACATGGTAAATCAGATCAAAACTACTTAGAATTTTGCAAGGAAAGAATTAACGGAACAATCGGACAAGTATGGTCAGCACATAGATCTTTTCAACTTATGATTCCTCATATGAAGACAAAAAGTTACCAAGCAGTTGTGAGATTAAGATGGGATTTAATGATTAAAAATTATCATGGTGAAGAATTCATGTCAAAACAAAGACAACGTTTTAAAGATATAATACACGATTGGTATAACAACCAACATGATTTTGAACATGCACATATAAAGCCTGATATTTTGTGTGCAGATGATTGTATCTTTGAATTGAGACAAGATCCATATGCAAATGACCAAGTATTTGTTGTTAACTTTCTTTCTTTTTTAAATTCAAAAATACTTACAACTAAACCAATTAAGTATTTAGAAGACATGATAAAATATTATTCAGATGGAATGGCCGCATATTGTCTACCTTCTGCTCATACATTATGGATGCAATGGTGGTTAGAATCTGAGATGAAAATATCACCTAAATTGCCAAACATGTTTCAAGCAAATGGAAGAGACGTATACAAAGTTAACAAGGATTGGAATATATGAATATAAAAGAATATATTAGAACTGTACCAGATTATCCTATAGAAGGTGTAAATTTCTATGACGTAAACAGTTTGTTTGCTAGTGACTTATGGACAAGCGAAGTAGAGGATATAGGAAAACGAATACAAGACAGTGTTGAGTTTATGCCAACACATATTGTTGGTATTGAAAGCAGAGGGTTTGTACTAGGTGCAGCACTATCACAAGAATTAGATATACCCTTTGTTATGATACGGAAAAAAGGGGCTAAATACCCAGGTAAGTTGTTAGAAGAAAGTTATGAACTAGAGTATGGAACAGATACACTCACACTACAAGAGGGTATATTAGGTCATACAAGCAGAGTTCTTATAGCAGACGACTTAGTAGCAACAGGTGGTAGTATGAACGCTAGTAAACGTTTATGTGAACAAGCTGGTGCGTTAGTATTGGGTGGTGTTACTATAGTAAACCTAAAATACTTGAACGATGGAGAGCTTGAGCTCTTATCCTCAGTGGAGATAGAAGAATGATTAAAGTAACCGAAAAAGCGGCAAATCATTTAAAAGGAATTAGTGACTCTAACGATAACAAAATTCCTGTACTAGGATTGCGTGGCGGCGGCTGTGCAGGTTTTAGTTACGAATGGAAATTAAAAGAAGAATCAGAACTTGACAATAAGGCAGATCATGTTATACTTATGGATAACGGATGCAAAATGGCAGTAGACAGTTCAAGTATTATGTTCCTAGTAGGAACAACATTAGAGTTGAAACAAGATCTAATGGGAACAATGTTAGAAGTTGTTAATCCGTCAGCTGCAAGTAGTTGTGGATGTGGAGAAAGCATTAACTTCGACATGGAAAAAGTAGAAGCAAATCAAAACGCATTCAAGTTACCAGAAGTAACTGATGCAACTAAAAATTAATTAAGGAAATAAAATGACCAAGCAGATCGATCTAAACAAATACAAAGATTTCGTACGAGAAGTAACCAGTGGTGAATCATTATCAAGTATGCAGATGTATAATCGCATTGTTGACATTGAAACAACTGAAAGCAAAATGGGTGTAAATATGTCATTGCTAATGACTGGTGCTATTGGCATTAGTGCAGAAGGTGGCGAGTTTATGGAAATCGTAAAGAAGTGTGTATTCCAAGGTAAACCAATGGACGAAGCAACACAGTTTCATGCAATGCGTGAGCTTGGTGATATTATGTGGTACTGGATGAATAGTTGTACTGCATTGGGCATTGACCCTAACGATGTAATTGCAGAAAATGTAAACAAATTAGAAAAGCGTTATCCAGGTGGATCGTTTGATGCATTTTATAGTGAAAATAGGCAAGATGGCGATTTATGATTGACTATCAAGGTAAGCCATTAGAAGAGTTAAACATGGGCGAAACAATTGAATTTGAAAAGCAAATGCTTAAAAAATTGTTAGCGGCAAGTAAAGCTCAAATGGGTGAGGGCCTTGTAGATCAAATTAACTTGTTTGTTGAATTAATAAGAGATCATAAGAGACAAATCTCACAAACAGCAATAGCCAAGCAAGGCGAAAAGGAAGATGGAACAGTACTAGAAATAGGAGAAATTCCACTTCCACCAAAAACAGAATCAATTGAAGAATTACTTGACTTTTACAAGAAAAAGTAATATAATAGTGGGATGTATATGAATAAAAATAAGCAATACGTTGTTTCTGAGCAAGATATCGTCAATGGTTGGTTAAGTGGTAATACATTTGATTCAGTAATCATGGACGATACAAAACCCATAAATATATATAACGAATGGTGTCAAACATTTGACTTAGATAAGTTTATTGATGCTAAAACGGAAAACACAACTGATACATATGTAGAAGATTGTTTACGTAAATGGAATATGCCAGACGAGTATATGAATATAAATATACAAGAATGGTTAATGGAGCGTTGCACAAATGCACAACAACGTGACAGAGTATATACTGAACTTCTCGAATACGAAAAGCGTGGTATGATAATTGTGCTTAAATTTTTACTACACTTGGTACACACATGTGAACAACATGATATTGTGTTAGGGGTAGGCAGAGGCAGTAGTGTAGCTAGTTACTGTCTGTATTTACTGGGTATACATCATATAGACAGTATTAAATACGAACTTGATATCAAGGAGTTTTTAAAATGAAAACAGTTAAAACAGCTAGAGGCCGCACAATAGACATGGGTGCTTTAGCGGAAAAAAATGAAAAGACTAGAGCCGTAAGTAATCTAAATATGAACGGTAGAGGTGACATCATTGACAATAGAGGAAATGTAGAAATTCCAAGAGAAGAAATACAGAAAAAATTCTATAAAAATAATGTACCTGGTGCAGATACTGAAACAGTTAGTATTAAAGCAGAAGAAACAAAAACAGAAGAGAAAACTGTTGTTGAAGAACCTAAAGCACCTACTAAAAAACAAAAAGATGAAGTAACAGAAGTAAACAAAACTGCTAGAACTAGAGACGATGGAACACAATATTTTGAAGTCGAGTATAGTGATGGTAGTATGCAAGATATAGATATCTAACACGGAGGTAACATGGCTAGAAAAATAAAAGCAATGCGAGATAAAATCTTAGCAGAGATGATTGAAAAAATCGGCGAAGAAAAAACAACTGCTGGTGGAATTATTCTCACTGAAAAAGATGGAACAGAAGATGCAATTAAGCCACGCTGGTTTAAGGTGTATAGCATCGGAGAAGGCATTGAATGGATTGAGGAAGGCGCATATGTGCTAGTCGCACATGGACGTTGGAGCAGAGGTATGAAGGTTGACGAAGATCTTACAGTTCATTTGCTAGACAATAAAGATTGTTTAATGGTTACTGATAAAGATCCAACAAACGATCCAAACTTTAGGGCATTACCTAAAGCAATACCAAAGCGTCCGTCTAACGATATGACTAGACACACATTATAATTTAAAAGGAAATTCAAAATAATGAATATTGAGAAACTACAACAAGCCATTGGTGCAATGGGCCAGGCTTTAGAAGAAAAAGGTGCAGCAAGTCCACAACCAACCGGACCATCCAAACCACCAGGACAAGTATTATATGAATCAGGTATTTATTATTTCGCTGATGGCTTTACATATGAATCAACAAAGCCAGTAGTAAACTGGATTATTGAGAAAAACTTACTGCCAGACAGTGAGCGTCCTAAGGAACTTACACTTATTATTAATAGCCCAGGTGGTAGCGTACACGCCGCATTTGGTCTTATTGATGTAATGAAAGGTTCTGCATTGCCTATTAAAACTGTAGGCTTAGGAATGATTGCATCATGTGGTGTACTTACATTTATGGCAGGTACTAAAGGCAAGCGTGTGTTAACAAACAATACAAGTATTTTGTCACATCAATATTCATGGGGTTCAGGCGGTAAAGAACACGAACTATTTGCTCGTGTTAAAGAGTTTGAATTATCATCAGCTCGTATGCTAGAACATTATAAAAAATGTACTGGATTATCTGAAAAGAAGATCCGTGAAATATTACTACCAGCAGAAGATGTTTGGCTAACTGCCGAAGAAGCCGTCAAGCACGGAATTGCGGATGCTATTGTAGACACTTACTAATGTACGAAGGTCTAATACAGCAAATGCCTGTACAACTTTTAGACCAATGGAAAAATCCTACACCTAGTCCAAACAATGATTTGGAACTTATAGAAGATATAATGCAAAATGGCATACAAGATCCTATAATACTAGGTGTAGGAGTTTACAGTAGACAAGTAAGACTAGACACAGGCAACCACAGAATATACTTATTACCTAAATTAGGTATGACCCACTTACCCGTAGTAGCAAGAGTATGGAACTATTGTACATTTAGCAATGGCAACGGTGATCATAGTTTTATCTGCCCAGATATTTCAGTCAAAAAACAATGGTTAGAAGAAGAATACTATGCTAAACCTAGTGATGTATTAGATATAATGTCATTGCTAATGAAGGTAAAACTATAGACATTTCTATTGACAAATTAATCAAAATATAGTATTATATAATAATAAACTTTAACTGAGAATGGACTCTGAATGCATATGAAAATTATAGCTGGAAATAGTAACACTGAAATGGCCGAGAAAATCGCCGCTCATTGTTTTGCTACTCTAGTGCCTGCCGAGATTAAGACTTTTGCGGATGGTGAGAGTAGTGTAGAATTTTTAGAAAATATCCGTGGTGAAGATGTTTTTATTATACAAAGTACAAGTACACCAGTAAACGATAACCTAATGGAATTAATGATTATGATTGATGCGGCTAAGCGTAGCAGTGCCAAACGTATTACAGCAGTTATTCCTTATTTTGGTTATGCACGGCAAGATCGTAAAAGTGCAAGCCGTACACCAATTACTGCTAAATTAGTGGCAAACTTAATTACAGAAGCTGGTGCTGATAGAATCCTTACAATGGATTTACATGCAGGACAAATACAGGGCTTCTTTGATATTCCGGTAGATGACTTAACAAGCAGAATTGCATTTGCAAAAGATATTAAAAAACAATTCTACAAAGAAGGACAAGATGTACATGATGTAGAAACTGTTTTTGTATCACCAGATGCAGGTGGTACTGTAAGAGCAAGGCGTTTTGCTGATATGTTTGGCGGAGACATTGCTATTGTAGACAAGCGTAGACCTAAAGCAGGTGTAAGTGAAGTAATGAATATAATTGGTGAAGTTAAAGGTTGTCATGCTATTTTAGTTGACGATATTGTTGACAGTGGCGGAACATTGTGTAATGCCGCAAAAGCAATTATGGATGCTGGTGCATTAAGTGTTAGAGCATATATTACACATGGAGTATTAACTGGCAAGGCATGTCAGAAAGTTGAAGACAGTGTATTAGAAGAACTAGTGATCACAGACAGTATTAAATTTAATTGTCCAGCAGGTCATAAAAAGACTCGTGCAGTAAGTGTATCAACTATGTTTGGTGAAGCTATTAGGCGTGTATCAAACGAAGAAAGTGTAAGCAGTTTGTTTGCACATAAGATTTAAGGGGAAGTTATATGGAATTATTATTTAGCGTATTATGTATTTTAAGTATGATGCTATTATGGTTTATTATCGTAATGCTAGTTGCTAAAAAGACAGTAGGTAAGGATGCTAAAACATGGCAAATATTCTTATTTTTATTTATTGCAGGACCGATAGGTTGGTCAGTAGTTGTAATTATGGCTATGATGGAACTTATAGATAGAGTATTTCCAAATTTATTTAGAGGAAAATAAAATGGCAACTGGACGTAAAGGTAAACAAGCTAACAAACTACAAGCAGTGTTTAACAAACAAGAAAAAGTAAGTTTTAAAAAAGAAAATCGTCGTAGTGAAATTGTAGAAGAAATTCACTACGTAGTTAAGATGTACATAGGCGACGAGCTGGCTGAGGAAAGACCGATGTATGGTAAAAGCAAACGCTATGCAGAAGATTGTGCTGAGAATTGGGATAGTGGCATTATTTAATGTCTAACATTTTAGTAATCGGAACAAGTCACGCAACAGACAGACATGCGTATCAAGAAGAAAATTTAGTAAAGCAATATTATTGTAAGTTTGAAGACGGTGAGCAAACATGGCCGGAATATCTCGCTAGTAAATTGAATATGAATCTAATTGATATTGCAATAGAAGGAATTGGAATAGAAACATATGCTTCTAGAATATTATCAATAAAGGATACATATTCAATTGCATTATTAGAAATGCCCGATCACTATAGACATGAGATGTATGTGGAACAACATACAGATTACAAAAGCAATTATTTGTTTAATTATAATTTTTGGAAAGAACAACACTTTAAAGATGAAATAATCAGATATAATCCAAGCGATTATGATTGTGATAAAACTACTATGAAGAAGATCAATAGAGCAAACAAAAATGCTACACAACCATTGACTTTGAACGATTTTCAGGCAAGTATTAGAAACATAGTTAGGCACAATGAGCATTTACAAAATGATAAAATCTATGCTACAATGTCAATGATAAACGGTTATTTAAAAAGTCAAAAAGTATTGCCTGTATGGTTCTCATATAATTTTGAAATAAGTGATTATGAATTTAAAGACTTTACATCAATAAACGAACAAATAGGCAAAAGCATTAAAGACTATGTGCAGGAAGACCTTAACTATAATCTAAATGATAAAAACTATGCAGGCGATGGAATTCATCTAAATAGTAATTATTGGAGACAACTGGTAGACAACTTGTTTGTAGAGTTTATTAAAGAGAAGACTAATGCCTAACGAATTAATTGATAAAATTAGATCTCATCATAACAACAATCCTATAGAAATTATAAAAGTTATATTAGACAATGGGTTTGATGTATCTAAAGGACTAGTATACTTACTAGACAATAATACAGTACTAAAAAGAATACCTTTAACATGTAATCAAGTAGAAGCAGTAGAACGAGTTAACAGTGTTGTTCCTGGATTTATTAAAGATTATAAAGTAAATGATACAAACACACACATAGATCTTTATCTTAAAAAGTACGAAGGCATACATCCAAGACCAAACAGTGTAAAAGATAAAAAACAGGCTCTAAGAATATTAAATGCTTGTGTTGATTTTTTTAAAAAGTCTAGTCCATATGCAATGTATGATTTTAGTTCAGGTAATATTTTACTTGATGGTGATAATATTCATATTATAGATCTAGATTCAATATTCAATAATGACGAATATAAAACATCAGCAAAAGACTGTTATAGATCAATGAATTGGTTACACAACCATATAGAATTTACAGAATTTAAAAAAATATGGACAAGTTAATTTTAAAAGGAGATATGATATTTCGAAAAGATGATCTATCAATCTTTATGTCTGAAATAGTTAATGAACGTATACAAGAAACAATAGATGCAGTAACTAGTGCATATCCAGTACTTGACTATGTTGTAAAAGGTAATTTTATTTATGTAGCAACTAAAAATGCACATGTTATTAACGAAGCGTTTGATTTATGTACTGCATATTCATCTTGTATAAAGGTATTTAATGATAGCCAGCCGTATTTTGAAACTGAAATTAGTTATGAAAATACAATAGTTAATAAAGATACATTTACTATTTTACCAATGGGAACTGATGTTTTTGATTTACAACCAAAAACAAACAAAGAATTTAAAGAAAATGTACTTGACCATATAGAAGAATGGACAGGTAAACGAGATGAAAAATTGTTTGACAAATTGTTCAAACAACTGTATAATACTAACAAAAGCGGAGAAAATAATGGCTAAAGATTTATGGGTAGAAAAGTACAGACCTACTAATGTAGGAGAGTATGTATTTAGAGATGAAGCACAACGTAAGCAGGTGCAAAACTGGATAGACGATGGTGGTATTCCACACTTGTTATTCAGCGGTAGTCCTGGTACAGGTAAAACTACTCTTGCTAAAGTTCTCATTGAAGAACTAAGTGTAGAAAAAGCAGATGTACTATACATTAACGCTAGTAGAGATAACGGCGTTGAAATGATTCGTAAGAAAATTAGTGCATTTAGTGAAACTATGCCTTGGGGTGAATTTAAGGTAATTCTACTTGATGAGGCTGACCATATATCTCCAGAAGGGCAAGCGGCATTGCGTGGAGTAATGGAACAGTATCATGCAAGCGTAAGATTTATTTTAACTTGTAATTATCCTAATATGATTATTCCTGCACTACACAGTAGATGTCAAGGCTTTCATATTGAACAACTAGACCAAACAGATTTTACAGTGCGTGTTGCAGAGATACTTGCAGAAAATAAAGTTGAATTTGATATCGATACACTAGATGCTATGGTTCGTGCTAACTATCCTGACTTGCGTAAAACTATTAATACAGTGCAAATGACTATTGTAGACAACAAACTATTATTGCCAGAACAAGGCGGTAGTACTGCTGAATGGCGTGTTAAAATGGTAGAGTTGTTTAAGGAAGGCAAGATACAAGATGCACGAAAACTTATTGTAGGCGCTGCAAGGGCAGATGAATACAATGAGATCTTTACTTGGTTATATAGAAACTTGGACTTGTATACTAATGATGACTTTACATATGACAGTTGTGTACTAGCAATCAGAGAAGGCATGATCAAGCATACTCAGGTAGCAGACCCCGAAATCAATCTAAGTGCCACTATGGTAGAAATTGCGAGAACATTAAACACAAATTCTTAACCTACCAATTTCATAACATTATCAGTAATTCATACTGAATATTTCTATAATATTCAATTAACTGACAATAGAAGTACCATCCAATAAATCCATAAATATAAGTGTAGCAGTAATATTGTTACAAACGATAGATTGAAAACAATTACTAGAAGCGATTTTTTAACGAATATATTGTGTAATGAGACAGATACAAATTGATAAAAGTTTAGATTATTATGGGGAACAAATATCATATAAAGTCTCAGGAACTGTAGAAGGGGTTCAGCAATTAGTAAAAGAATATCAACCTAAAAAAGTAATATTTACTGAAACAAGTAGATATAAAGACTTTGACTCTTGCCTTGATTTTGTTGCTGGCACATGGGTTCAGGTTTATTTTTTGTTCGATGAAGAACAAGCGATGCTTTTTCGTTTATCTAAAAAAATTAGATAAATATTAATTAGTGATAAAAGGAAAGAGAACGTTATGAATAAGAGATTTTTAGTATGGTGGTTGATTGTTGTTGTACAATTTATTGGATTAGGGACAGCAGTATATTACAATGCTATTCCATTCTTGTTAGAAAATGACTCAACTAAATTGAGCTTTGCAATTATAACTATGTGGTTTGCTGCAACAGCAAGCATTGGTTATAGAAGTTTAAAAGAAAGAACAGATTTTGAGACACCGTGGTTTATAGGCGAGGCCTGTATGACAGTAGGTATGGTAGGAACCGTTATTGGATTTATGCTTATGCTAGGAAGTAGCTTTGCAGAAATTGATCCATCAAACGTTGATAGCATGAAGCGTGTTATTACTGACATGGCTTCTGGTATGAGTACAGCATTACTTACAACACTATGTGGTTTGGTTGCTAGTTTGTTTGTTAAAGTGCAAGTAATTATACAAGAGCAAGAGTATGTCTAATAGACGTCAAGGTTCAAATTTAGCATTTAACGATTTATTATTTAATGTCCTTATTGGATTTGTTATGCTGTTTGTTATTGCATTTCTTCTCATAAATCCTATTGCCAAAAAAGCAGATATTCCAGTTAAAGCAGAATTTATAATTGTTCTAGAATGGGACGAAGATGCCAGTGACGACTTAGATTTATGGATGCAGTTAGATAAAAATAAACCTGTTGGATTTACTAACAGAGAAGATACTCCATTACATTTAGATAGAGACGATTTAGGTACAACTAATGATCGTATTGTTGTTGATGGGAAAGTTATCTTTATAAAAACAAACAGAGAAACAATAACAATACGAGGTATTGTTCCAGGAGAGTATTTTGTTACGGTACATGCTTATTCTAAAAAAGCAGCAAATGTTCCATATACTGTTACTGTTATGAAAGTTAACCCATTTAGACAACTTTACAGTTTAACAGGAGAGTTTTTAGTGAACAGAGAAATACAAAGATTGCCAGCATTTACAGTAGATGCTAACGGCAGAGTAACAAGTGTATTCCAACACTTTAAAGATATAGTACCATCAAGAAGCGGAGTAGCACCACAATGATAATTTATATTTCAATAGGACTAATTTTTGCACTATCAGTACTTACAGTGTATTCACTAATACAACTAGGTAAAAACAACATATTAACTTTTTTCTTAATTCCGTTGGCCCTTGTTGCAAGTATATTCACAGGTTATACACTTTTTGCATTACAAGGAACACCAATTGACGACATGCCAGAAGGTCAAGTAGAAGTTATTTGGGTAGAGATACAGAAGCCTAATATATACTTTTTAGTTAGACCAGCAGGTGAAACACAACCAGTTTATCACCGTATTCCATACACTAACAAAAATGCAGATAAAATGGCAGAACTTCAGAAAAAAGCAGATGGCGGCAGACCAGTAACTGGTGAGTTTAAAGAAATGGAAACCGGCAAAACTGATTTAAGTAGAAACGAAGATATACGCTTTGATGAAATAGAAAGAAGTCCATTGCCTACAAAGAAACCAGTACTCAGAGATATGGGAGTTGATGAGAACTTAATTAACGAAATACACAATCAAGATGTAGGTGATAATACTGCTAGAGATTACAGTCCAATAGGCAGTAATATTATTGATCCCGAAGAAAGTATGAAATCTTGTGATACACATTTTGGTTGCGGACCATAATAATTAATGGAATACTGGCGTATATATAGAAATATGCGTAGAAATGGATATACAAAAGAAGCGGCTAGGGCCTGGATTTATGTATTAAAAGAACAATTAATTTAAATTATTTTACAAACCCTTGTTTTGCAAGGGTTTTTTCTTGAACAAAAAGGTTGACAACCAAGACATCTTGTCGTATAGTATTAGTATAAGTTAGTTAAACAGAAAGATACAATATGTCAAATTATGCAACATTACAAGAATCAATTAACACTGCAACTTTTAACTCAGAAAACTGGAATGCTGATGGTAGCATTAACTGGAGTTTTGTTGACGCAGATGCGTTTGATGAGTGTAATAAATTGTTTGACGGAACAGCATTGTTTTACGAAGCATTTGATGAAATCGTAACAAATATGCGTAATGAAATGCGTGAAGAAGCGGTATCAGAAGCACGTTTTGAAATGGCAATATCTTAATAAAAAGGTTGACAACAGCAAGAAGTCTTGCTATAATAGTAGTATAAATTAACAAGGAGAACCAAATATGTTAGACACAAAATTTATCCAAGCATTTGAAAAAGCTGCAACAAACCCAGAAAACATTGATGAGAACAATGAAGTTAATTGGAACTACGTTGATGCAGATATGCACTTAGATGGTTTTGCTGATAAGATTGGTGAAAACTACTTGAGCTGGTTTAATGACATGGCTGATCAGTTTGAATTAAATCAAGCTGCAGATCGTTTGGAAGTTTTGAAAACAGATTATTTGGGACAATAATTGATGAACTATATTGAGATAACAGGCGGCAAAAAAAGCCAACAAGACAAGATACGCACAATGGTAGAGTTTTGTATTAAAAAACTTATGCCTCGTATGAAAACTCTTAATATTGAAGTTAAAGTTACTCGCATCAAAGGTGATGCTGAAGGCTATTGTTTGCGTGAGTCAGACAGAGATTTTGAAATTGAAGTAGATAGCAGATTACCATTGCGTAAGATGTTAGAAACAGTTGCACACGAAATGGTACATGTCAAACAGTATGCTAGGCGTGAAATGAATGACTGGCAGTACAAAGAAGTGTACTATAAATGGAAAGGAACATATGTTCCTGATTCAACCGACTATTGGGATTTGCCTTGGGAGATTGAAGCTAACGGTAGAGAAGTTGGATTGTTTATTCGTTGGGCTCAACAGTATGGATGGGCAGGCAAAGAGTGGACACAAATTTAATTTAGTGTAACTTCTTTAACACCTTGTAGTTTTAATAAGAAATACTCCTTCTGGGAGTATTTTTTTTGAATCCAAATTGCATGTCTTGGATCAGCACCATATTTAAATATAGTCATTTCGTAGTAATATCCAACAATTAGATTACCACTAGTCATACGTTTTGGCCACCAAGCAAACACTCTGTTAACTGTATCGGGTCTTCGTATTATTCCCATTATTTAAAAGTTTCGTCGCCTGGAAATAGAGGCATTTTTGTTCCTGCTCTACGCTTAGGAATTTTACTATCAGCACTACTTACACATGCACCTGTTGTACATAATGCAGGACCATCAAACAACTTAAATCCTGTTTCAATGTTGCCCAAAGGTTGATCCATACAACTGTAAGAACGCTTAACACTACCATCAGGTTCACGTATAATTATGCTACGGTATCCGCTACTACATTCCCATCCTTTAAACTTATTAAAGTCAAATGCGTTGAATCGTTCTGCTTGGTCCATGTACCACGGCTCGCCATCTTCATCTCTGAATTCTACTTGCATGTGCCAAGGAACTTTTGCAGTTTGCTTTCTATATTCATCTTCTTGATCAATTTTAAATGTAGGCTTAGGTCTTGTTACTAATTGTTTTTGTTTAGCCTTAGCTTCTGTATATCCACGTTGCGGCATTCCATTATGCAATTTAGCTCGCATCTCATCTGTATAACCGTCTACTACTCTACTTGCAGTTGGATCACTTTGAGGCTTTAGTGTTACATTGATTCCTTGATTGTGAAAGAACAATGCGTTTTCATAATATTCATCAAATAATTCTGGAACCATAACCATATTAATAGTTACCTGCACATCATGTTCTTGACATAGTATAAGTTTGTCTGCAAGATCTTGCATCTTCTCAACTGTGTCAACATGCTCAACATGTAAACTACATGTGATACTAGCACGGTGAAAATGGCTTGCATAATCTACATAGGTTTTAAACCATTTCATATTACGACTACAGTTACTTGTCATGTGTACACTTGTATAGTTTGTGTTATGCACATCATCGCTTAGATGTTTCAGCATATCCAAGTACCCAGGATGAAACGTTGGTTCGCCTCCACTTAAACTAAAATGGAAACTGTTAAATCCACGTTCACGTGCTTGACGTTTAATCTCATCAATAGTTTTTAAATTTAGCTCTGTAGGTCTATGGTCTTTTCTACTGCTTCTAGCATAAGGCCAACAGTAACTACAGTTGTAGTTACAAAAGCGGCCTAGTAGCCAACTCACAGTGAACATGTCTCTGTACAACATATTGCGTTGTCCTACACGAACTAGTTTATCGTACGGTGTTTTAGTGAAGTCGTACTCGCTCCATTTTAAATCATTTGTCATTATTGTAATTCTTCGTTATATAGTTTACCCATGTATTTATACCTTGCTTAGTGCTGTACATTTTCTCGTCAGGCTTAATGTTTTTAAAATCTTCTAAATTAAAATAAAAGAATGTTGTTTTTGTTTCTAACCATTTCTCAATTAAACCTGCTAATATGGAGTGTGTTTCATTTGTAAAATGTGCAGGCCTAACATCGTAAGATGGGAACAGATCTTTATCCCATCCTAATATTGTATTTTCAAATTTAACAAGATCAAGCAATGAATGTACTTCTGGTCTTAGTATATTTTCATTTGTATTAGGATCATACCAATGAAATCCTTTTATAATCTTAGCGTCTGGTCTTAGTCTTGTAACCTTATCCAATATTAGTTTGGCAAATGTATTTTCTCTTTCTGTAAATCCATTATGCACATGAAGTTCATGCCAGTTTGCTATTTTTGAATACATATGATGTTTGTACATTGAATTGTCATCTTTGAGTTTTGCATATTTATTAGCCTCATTATTTGCCATTTCTATACTAGTCGAATGAGCATTATCATCATTTGGCCCACGATTATCTTCTTCCCAATAATCATGCATAAAGGTTAATCTATTGTTTGAATTTGTTAATACAAAGATAACTTGCTCATACTGTTGATGATACTTTTCAAACTGCATAAAACTGTAATATAAATCAGTTCCACCAAGTCCATACGAATCCGCATCTAGTAGATCTATCCATGTTTTAAAAATACTATTATTAAATAAATTAATTTGCCTCTGAGTTTCCATGATTGATTGGTGCGGTACTATGACTTTGCTTTCTGCAAAACTATCTCCAAATACACCTATTTTTTTACTGAACATTATTTTTTCTTATCCATATCTGTTATAGTTTCATTAAATTTAGTAAATGCCTCATATTTTTTATCATGCTTGTTATTATCAATACAAGACTGTAACCAACTAATTGCACCATTGATATGTGTTTCAAACATAAACCTTCGTTTAGTTTCACGTCTTTCGGGGGTCTTTAAGCTATCAAATACCCGTTTTAAGCCGTCTATTCCAGTTTGTAGTTGTTCAGGGCTTAGTACATTAGCATGCAAGAAATCAGGCCATTGTACGCGGCTTGTATGCCAATTTACCCCTAATTCATATACAATAGCTTCAGCTGTAGCACCTAATTCCATAGCATTCATGCCACTTATACAGGTAGTTCCTTTAATAACATCTAAGTTATCAAGCTCTCGTTTAACTAATTCAATATTGCTTTTTAATAAATCCCAATCAGATCCTCTACGAATCATATGATTAAGATCTTTGTGTCCATCAATACTAATAGTTAATTTAATACTTTTAAATTTTTTCCATAAGTCTATTACATTAGTTTTACCTAGTTTCATAATACTTAAATTTGTACTATATTTTAATGTAACATTTTCTGGATGTTTAACACTTTCCAATACACGATAATGTATTGGATCCATTAATGGCTCACCGCCAGCAAATTCTAATTCATCAACATGTTCCATGAGTTCAACTAGGTGCCCAACAAATTTCTCATCTTTTTCATACAAGTTCATTACTCGAGACGTACGAAGGTTGTTACTATCTACAATCTGATCAATATATTTTTGATCTCCTGCACTATAAAATTTAGAAACATTATCCCAATCTGTTACCCACTTTGAACTGTCTTTTGGCCAACACATTCTACATTTAAAATTACATACATTACTAAGTTTTAATTCTAGTAAAGGTATTTTAAATTCTACTTCTCTGTTAATTAAATAATGCTTTACATTTTCTCTGTAAATTTCTTTATCCATTAAATCAGTAAGTCTGTTTAAACGTAAACTAACGATTTCATTATCTTCCATCTTCCAACAATTATTACATTGTGTTGGTTTTTCTCCAACAATAAGAGCATCACGTATTTCGTTCATGTATTCACTATGCCAGTAATCTTTTAAATCAAAGTCTGTATTCTTTACATTAGGATTTCCATCTTCGGGTGGTTGTGCTCTACAACAAAGTTTTATCTCACCATGTGGCATTGTACTAATATGTGAAAATGGTAATGGACAAAATGTATCCTTTGTTACAGGTAATCCTGCTAATTTAGATTCAGCTCTATCTTTAAATGTATTGTAATTATTCTTCATCTTTGCCTATCCGTAATCTGTGTACGTGTTCTGGTAATGCCTTTGATAATTGTACATCTGCAGAACAAATACATCTGGGCTTATTACATATAATAGTTTCTTTAGGCATTTCAAATCCATCATAAATATTTCCCAACTTACCGCCTACTTTACATATAGCTCTATATACATCACCTGTATTGCTTATAGTAATATTTTGCACGCCTGCCCAACATTCCCAACCACGGAAATCATTCTCATCGCGAGCCATAACACTATTTGCATTATCTTCTTCGCTTGTACCATCCTTGTAGTGTACAATAATATTTTTAAAATTGCTCATAAAATTCCTTAAATGTCTGATGGAATTTTTCTTTTCTTATTGAATCTAATTCAAAATTTTGTTGTGTAAAATTATTCCATTCTTTTGGATCTGGTCGTCGACTATACATGTACTCCACTGCATTAGCAATCCATTTAGATTTAGTATCTCTATACTTTGTGCTGATAATATTTTTTATATGTTGAGGCATTATGTGTATAGCATGCTGGCCTACATTTACATAATGATTGGGCGGTATGTTAGTGTTTCCTTCTATAAAATCTGCAAATTCTAAATTAGAAAATTCTTTATAAATTTCTTCTAAATAGAATATATTAAATACGCTTATAGCAGGGTCTAAAGTAGAAAAATATTTCTCAACATTGTTTAATTTTTGAAATTTAACTAGATTATTTCTTACTTCTTCCCAATTAGCTAATTTACGCTGGTAGTTAAATCTCTCATCAATATCATCTATACTTAATGCAAAGTTTACTTTCTTAAAATTATTATATAGGTCAAAGTTTTCTTCAGTAGGAAAGTATGTTCCGTTTGTATTGTATCCTATTGTTATTTTACTTGTATCTATGTTTGGATGATCAACTAATGCCTGTATTAGTTGAAAATGCTCGGGAACCATAAAAGGTTCGCCTCCCATAAAATGTAAAAACTCTATCGATTCCATTTCATTAATGTCGTTCCAAATTTTAGGATCATCTATCCAATTACAAGATTGTGTATATTTAAATGCATTTGAATCTTTAAATTTTACTCCAGGCTGATCTAATTCTGCCGTGTCTTTTGTCCAACTACTACTACCATGCACACCGCATATTCTACATTTTAAGTTACATCTATTTCCTGGTTTTATTTCTAACCATTTTAATTTCATATCTGGATATTTTCCAGTTTGCATAAATTCTTCAGTTGTGCCTCTGCTCCATGCACTCGTTGAGAATTTTGCTCTAATTTCTGGATCTTCCCAACATTGGTGACATGCAGGGTGCTTTTCGTTACGTTTAAAACTCTCCATAAATTCAAATCTTACTGGATCGTTGTATACTTCTTGTATTGTTTTATTACTAATATTTAAATCAAAAGGATCTCCCATGCAGCAAGGTCTTATTGATCCATTAGTTTCAACTGCCATATGCATAAATGGCAAAGCACAAAAGTTATTACCTGGTTTCTTCAGCCATGTTTTTAAATTATCTGCCACTGTCAAATCCTTTGCTAGTTTCATTATAACCTATACCTGGATGATCTTGATTTTTCTTTAGACATAATCGTAAACATGGTTCTGGCAAATCTAATGTTTCATGTCCCTTTAGTATTGCGTTGAATACATCTGATTCATATATTTCTGCCATTGTACTAGTTCTTATATTTAACTTTGACATATCTAAATTATTTTCTTCAGCCCATGCTTCTAAATATTTCCAGTTGCAACGGGATCCATACAAATTGCAAGGCCTAACATTACCTGAGGATCCTAATTGAATAGGAAATTTCCCACTGTCATCCTTTCTGCATTTAGGGTCTATTAATGGGTTAATTTTATACATATGGATTATTCTCCCCTGGTAGCATTCCATAATTATCTTCACCACGCAAACTTACTACAGGATTAAATTTATCAAATCCCAAATCCATTGCCATTTTCCTAGCAGTATCAACTTGATGTTCGTTGTATTTAAAAATTAAGAATTTCCATTCTAGTTTGGGTCTTCTTTCTTTTGGTATACTAGTCATCCATTTTACTCCAGTCATTATTTGTTTCCATTTTGAATTTATTCTGTATATATGATTAGTATCTTCTAGACCATCTATACTAAAAGTAAACATAGAACCTTTCCAATCTTGCTCTGCAGCCGCTTGCCAAAACTTTTCTGGCTTTGCACTGCCATTTGTATGGACTTCTAAGTATTTTCCTGCTTTAATAAAATAGTCACAAATTTCTAAAAAATCTGGGTGGTATATTGCATCACCGTAACAACCAACTATCATATACTTGCGGAAGGCTGTAGTATCTGCTATCTTAAATAATAACTCTTTATCTAAGTGTCCTGCATCCCATATTTGCTTGCCTTCTGGGTCATGCATTCTCGAACAAGCTGGACATTGTAACACACATTTACTAGTTATTTCGATTTCTAATTCATCTTTATGTTGATTAAGCATTTTCTCTCAGCCAACTTTCTTCTTCTACACTATAGTATTGTCCTGCAAACTTTTCAGTTTCACTATGTGTGGGATGAATTCCTAACATGCCGTCGGCATATGGTTTATTCCAACCTGTACGATCCATGTTAACACGTGGTCGAATTTTTCTTATAGTGTATTCAACACCACATTCTTTTAGTTCGTCTATGATTTCTTTCCACTGTACTAAGTGTCCTGGCAATGCCATAATATGAACATGCATACCTTTATATTCATCTTTAGCTCTATATTCTTGTATTTCTTTCCACATACCTGTGATGTTATTAATAACTTTCTCATGATATGCAAATTCAAAGTGATAACTTATAATAACATAATGTAAGTATGGCAATGCTTTTTTATATATCTTAGGCGGTGGACTTCCATTAGTTGTTACACTACATCTGTATACGCCATTTTCTTTGGCATATTTTAACATGTCAATAAACTGTGGATGTACAAACGGCTCTCCGCCTGTAAAACTAATTTTAATCTTTTTGCCATTTGATGCTTCTACTATTTTATCTATTGTATTTGTATACACTTCCCAACTCATATGTTCGCTAGTTTTATTGTGTAGTTCATTACCACAATAACTACAGTTGTAATTGCAACGTTTGCCTAAGTTCCATTCAACTCTAAGCAGTTCGTCTTTTGGTGCGTGATTATCTTCTAAGGCTACTAGCATTAAAAATATTCCTTTAGTTGAGGCACTGCGTTTAATACACTGTCTCCTCGCATTTTATCTAAGTCGTTTGTAAAGTTGATAAATGTTTCCCATAGCTCTGGGTTAAATGTTCTGGTCTTCATACTCTCTACTAGCTTGTCAAAATCATCAAATAGAGATAAGTTTTTAATTGCTTGATCTCGTAAATCATCTGGTAAGTTCATTGGACTTAAATATGCTGGTTTATTACAAATAGTGGTGAAACTACTGTTTGCACTTACTTTACTATATTTATCTTCCATTTCGTGAAGGAAAAAATGTAAGTCTGGTAAGTTAAAAACATTATAATTCTGTAGTGTTACATTAAACATAATCTGTACATTGTCTAATTCGTTATACATTGCTAATGTTTTCTCAAAATCTTCTAATTGATATTTGCCACCTCTGATGTATCTATATAGCTCTCCTGTGCCTTCTATACTAAAACATATACTAACACGTTTAAACTGTTTTAGCAAGTTTAATATTTTAGGATTAACTACTGTACCATTTGTTGTATAAAATAATTCTACATCAGTCATATCTTCTTCAATAAGCCATTGTAGGAATTGATTGTGATGTTTTGCCATCATGGGCTCACCACCTTTAAAGTCTATGCGTTTTACATCTTTTAGATGCGGTAGCATATTGCGTAAATCTTCTAATCCATATTGTTGTAATGGAACTGGATTACTATTTTTCTCATATCGTTTGTCTATTTTAGCAAGTGCTAGTTCTTCTTCAAACCAACTGTTACTTGCCCAACTTCCACACATACGACATTTTAAGTTACACACATTTGATAAGTTAATGTCTGCTTGATAGAACTTAGGGTTAGGAACTTTATATGTGTCTGGTGTATTGCCATTTATAAAGTCTGCATCAGATTTCATAAACTTCTTATTAAACCATAAGCGTCTACTTTGACCTACCAAATCTTCTCTTTCCCAACAACTATTACAAGCACTAGGTTGTATACCTTTTAAAAAATCTTTACGTAATTCTCGCATACGCTCACTGTCAAAGTTTTCCATGATAGTATCATGTTCAGTGTTTGGCCTGCGTCCTTTGTTGCTGAACTGACAACAAGGTTTTATATCACCATTTGCACTTAGTGTAATTGCATGCCAGGGCATGTAACAAAATTTATTCATTTGGCCAATCCGTTTGTATGGGGTCAATGCTAAGTTCATTTACATTTAAATGATATGGCATATTAATTACATATTCAATCATATCAACTGCATCATTAAGTTGCATTACTGCTCTACCTGGATGCTTGTGTGCATTGTTCTCTAATGTGCCAAATGTAACATAACTTACTTTAGGTCCACCTGCCCAAATGCTTTTTAACCCTAATGCGTTGCTTGTGCTACGCAAAGCCTTCTTTTCTTGTTGATAATGCCAATCGCTACCTTTCGTAGCTCTGTCTGTTGTACTGCCTAACGACACTATATGCAGTCGTTTAAGGTTCTTTAAGGCGTTCTTATAGACTACATCTAGTAGCAAAGTTTGATGGTACTGCCATAATGCACTACAGTTAATAAAGACGTCATAATTAAGAGCCTTATTTGCTAACTTGTCTTTGTACCCGTTTTGCGTTAAATCATAGTTCCAGTCAGTTCTACTAACAAATTGCGTATCTGGCCAGCGTTCTGCTATAGCACTTGCTACACCAAACTCTGGGTTTCCTGTACATAAAATCTTCATTTAATTCTCCATGGTAGATAACTTTGGTAATCTAATTTCTTAGCAGGTCCAAATATGTCTACAAATTTTTTAAAATTCTCTTCGTCTTCTTTTGATTTATTATTCATACTATGCACTAAATGGTCTATAATGTTATTAACATTTGTTATTTCACGATTTGTAAAATTGTAATCATCAAGCATAAGCATATACTTTAGTTCTACTATTGCGTGTTCTATTATATCGTTGGGTGCAACATGTGTACTTAAATATGGTCTTGTTACAATTGTTGTAAAGTGAAACCTTGCATCTGAATTAGAATTATTTTCAATAAAATACTTAATCATTTCAGGCAATTGGTGTACATTAAAACAATGCACTACTGCAAGATAAGTATGAGTTAAGTTAGTTTGTTCCTTCATTAGGTTATGTTGTTTTTCCCACCAAGACCAATCATGTGGGCTTCTTACTAAACTATATAATTCTTTTATTCCATCAATGCTTATACCAAAGTCCACGTGTTTAAATTGTTTTAATAATTTATAGTGTTCTTTGTTTGCACTTCCGTTAGTTGAGAACTTTATCTTTTTATCAGTGGATCCTTTTTTAATAAGAGTTTCTAATATAGTTGTACATTGCTTTGTAAAGAATGGCTCACCACCGTCTAAATTTATTTCATGTGCTGAATCTAATGCATCTATATAATTTTCCCAATTGTCTAAATATATACCACTGAATGCTTTTTGTGATATTTCAGGATCTTTGTCTATGGAATATATCTCATGGTTACTGCCTAATTTTTTATATTCTTTTGCTATTATGCTACTTCTGGCAGGCCTACATATGTTACAATTTTTATTACATATGTTTCCAAAACTTAACCAAACTCTTTTTATATCTGTTTCAGTTAACATGCCATCTTTTCTATTTTGTTGTAAACGCTGACTGTCTTCACCTTTGTCTTCTTTAATCCAACAGTTATGGCAACCTTTATCTCTTTCGCCATTGAGCATTTTACGTTTTAGTTCTTTTAACCAATCACTGTCTAAATAATCTTGTACGCTTTCTAAACCTTTATCTCTTTTACCTCTATATGTACAACAAGGGCCCAAGTCACCAACATTATCATAGTGAATTGTTTTCCATGGTTCGTTACAATAGGTACTAGACATATGGCTTGAACTCCGGTGCAACATCTAACAAGTTACCTTTTTGTAAATCATCTGTTTTTGTATTAAAGTCTACAAACTCTTTCCAACGCTTTTCATACCAATCTTCAGACCACATATACTTGATACAGTCTGCTACTTTTGGTATGTCTAAATAAGGTTGTAAGTTTTGCTCGGCGAGCTGTTTTAGTTCTTTTGGTAGAGAACGTATGTTATACATTTCTGGGTGATTAAGAATATTTAAATATATGTCTTTGTCAGGAATACCTTTGCTTCGTGTCCAGTCAAACAGTTCACTCATAGCACACATGTTTAGTACTTGTACTGTACAATGCACTTGAATGTACACATTTGGTAGTGCTAATAGTTTATCAAATGTTTCTACTATTTTACCCCAACTGCTTGGATACCTAACATATCTATCTCTATCGCCAGTTGCATCAATACTACAATTAAGTTGCACACCTTTAAAATGACTCCAATAGTCAATCATTTTTTGTGGAATGTTTGTAAGGTTAGTGTTGTACTTTAGTTTAATATTACTTGCCAGATCGTTTTCAATACAATAATCAAATAATGCATATTGACTAGTTGCAAGTGTAGGCTCACCGCCTGTTAAATAAATTTCTTCAATTGTATGTGCTATCTCTACAAAGTTTAATCCTGTTTGTTTACGGTCTGGCCATACTTTCATAACTTCCATGTAGTCTAGTTCGTCACTGTTTAGTGGCTCATTGGGTGTAAGCTCTGCAAGTCCAGTTACTTTATTCCAGTCTTTAACCCACATGCTACTACTCCATGGGTTACACATTCTACATTTTAAGTTACACAGGTTACCTAAACGCAAGTCTACATAACGAATGTCTAATGGTATTTCTTCTGCTACTTTTACATTGTCTTTGTACCACTTCTCATTGTAACCTATGCGTGGACTACGTATACCTGCATCTTCTTCACGGAAACATCTTTGACATGTTTCTGGACGCTCTCCGTCTATAAACTCTTTGCGAATGTTTTTATACCATTCACTGTTCCATACATCATTAATATCATCTTTGAATATTCTATATGCTTTGCCACTGCCATCGTCTTTTAATACTTTGTTGTTAGCAGGGTTACTGTTACAACAAACACGAAAGCCACCGCCAGGGTTAACTGCGGCGTGCATAAATGGTAATACACAAAATGTATCGCTTGGTAATTTTTTACTCATCTTCAAAAAACTCCGGACAAACTTTTCTAAAATTTGTACCCATTAATCTATCTTTTATTTCCATATGTTTAAGCAACTCCTTAAATGCATTCTCATCATATTTGTATTGAGAAGTTATATTATATCTTTTTCTTAATTTGTCATTTAGACTTGCATAAGTTAAATATGCTGGTCTATATATTTCTACACTTTTACTAAACGATATTTTTAAATCTTTTGCCCACTGTGCCGCTGATTCATTTTGTGATGCATTAACCGACATAGGCAGATAATTTATATTTAAATGAAACTTATCTGGATAATGATTTTCTATTTGCTTAAACTTTATTAAATTAGCCTCTACTTCTTTCCAATTAGCTCCTGCTCTAATATATTCAAACTTATCTTCTATTCCATCTATACTTACTAAGAATACAACATCCTTAAATGTTAGTAACATTTCTAATAGCTCTGAATCAAGTGGTATAGTACCGTTTGTAATAATGCTTAGTCTAACAGAAGGAGATACTTCATCATCTACTAAACGTTTAATAATCTTTCTTACATGTGGAATCATTAAAGGCTCGCCACCTGTAAATTTTAAATACTTTGTATCATATAATGATGATAATATATCTGGTAAGATATCCTTATGCCAGCCTGTTTTCATCTTTGCTTCGACTTTGACTAACCTATGCCAATCTTCGTCTGGATTTGCATTTACCATTGTATGCCATTTACTACTACTTAATGGGTTACACATTACGCAAGTCAAGTTGCATGTATTATGTAATTTTAAATCCCAATACTGTATTCCTTGTGCTTCATTAAACCACTCGTTTGATTCCTGTCTTAAACTTTTCTTGCCTCTGTCTTCTTCTGCTTTACATTCATAACAGTTAGGTAGCCATTTTGTTAAACTTTCTTCATATAGTTCGTTAAACTTTTCTCTCCAACCTGGCTCATTATATCGCTGTTCGATATCAGAATTCATATACATACAACAAGGTCTGACTTGTCCGCCAGGTCCTATTGTAACTCCATTTTTAAACATCAAACATTTTGGCATAATTCTCGTTCACTTTATTTTTAAATTGATCACTTGGACCACCATCGAATATCATATGTATTCGAGGCTCATCGCTGCGGTTCCATACTGCATGATTGTGTCCTGTATTAATCTTTACTACAAGACCGTTTTCATATGGCAATTTACCATATTCTTCTATTACTAAGTTGCAGTCTGTTGGATTGTTAATAGCAACATTAGTTGCGCCAAGTCCTGCTAATTTATCTGTATCCTTGTGTGGCATAATCCAACCACCTGGCAATACTGCCATAAATCTAACACGGGTAAATTTATTATACAGCATTTCGTCTTGCATCCATTGTTTCGTTTTAGGACAAAACTTTGCAATATCTGTCCAATCTGATAACTCATCTTCGGCACTATCTGGCAATCCATAATCTTCTGGGCAATTAGTATGTACACTGCTCATACCATGAATACATGCACTTAACCAGCCGCCACTTCCTACTGCTCTATGAACTGTAAAACATTCTGCTTCTAATAGTGCAATTGCTTCTTTATGTATATCTTGCCACGGTACTGATATGTCTGGAACAGTAACCCACGGAACACATGTATTGTCCATTATATTATTAATGTCATTACATGTAAGTTGCACGTTATCTGCAAGAGCAGGGTTTGTGTTAAAATTCTCCCATACTTCAAAGTATTCCTTTGTTTCGTTGTTAGCTTCTTCCCACCATGCTAAATTATTATAATGTATCATATCCATTTTAGCCTTCCAATATTAGTCATATCGTAGTAGCTTCCATTCATGTTGCCATTTAGATAAACTTTATCTGAGATACTTTGTACCTTTGTTATGTATTTAATACCGTTAACTGTAGTACTAAGTCCTTTACTAAAATAGTTTGATTCATAGTTCCAAATGTTAGTACACTGTAGTAAAACTGTTTTATTATGTGGTAACATGTTTACAATGGAATCATAATCTTCTACAATATTAACTACTTCAAACTGATGTTCTAAATTTTGTATCTTGCGCCAAAGTGTTAACCATTGCTCTTTGCTATCAAAACTGTCTAAAAACTTTTCCCATGTTCCATATCCATTTATAAATTGTCCATTAAAGTTTAACCTATGTTTATTTGTTTCAAAGAAGGTAGGAAAGTCTATTCCATCCCATTCGCTTACTAGTATCTCTAACCATTGCACTGCATGTGGATTGTAATCAGTCCATATAACCATTTCCATGTTATCAATACTATTTTCTATATACTTAAATTGATGAAGTCCACTACATGGACATACGGCTACTTGCAAATCTGATACATCAGTATGCGGTACAGTTTCCGTGTTTGTTACATATAGATTAGTAAATTCTTGTATTTTAAATTCTAACAATGCTCTCTTATCTGGATAATTTTCTCTTATATCGTATACAACTTCAGGATCGGTATATTTTTTAAATAATTCATTTTCAGTAAATTCAATATCATCTTCGGGATACGAACATTCTTTGTTGCTTCTTATATTATAATCTAAATTAAAAATTGTTAAGCCTTGATCGATGGATGTTCTTAGGAACTGATCAAATATAGATCTCTCTGGTTGAACATTTATAAGACTGCCATCTAACAATGGCTTTATCCACTTGGGTGTATAATCATCGTGCATATGTTCTGTACTAGTAGTATACTCATACAACTTAATTTTAGATAAAAACTTGTATGTGTCTAAATTAACTATGACGCACTGTGTATGAAAATGTGGATCACTTCTGCTAGGGCGATCTATTATATGTCCTGCACAGCCCCATTTTTCTTTATTCCATTCAGTTACTGATTTTAAAATTTCATTATCAATTTCTGGGTCACTTGGCCAACTGCCTTCTGCCCATATTACTGCTACTTTGAAGTTTAACTGTTTTAAATCATTAAGTAAAAAGTCTAGATTATCATTACTGCAATCTATAACAAAAGAACCATCAGTGTTTAAGTCTACATTAATATTTGTTATTGATTTTAACACTGATACATAATCATCTGAAGCATTTTCAAGTTCGCTCACAATTGAACGTTCCATAGTTATATGGCATATCTCTTTACCTCTAATTGTAAGTTTTGGTAACATTAAATTCCTTGACCTATACTATCATTTGTGCTGTATCCTAGTACCCATTTAACATCGCAAGTTAAATCATTATCATTCGGGTCTGTTCCTGAAAACCAGCACTTATCTATTTGTTGTAGTCTTACCATTAATTCAGCAAAACTGCGTTCTAGTGTAAACGGTTCAACTATTACTTTGAGTAGCACATAACTGTATATGTTGCTTGCCCAAAAGAATGTACTTGAATTGTTGTCTAGTTTGTCTGTAATTTCTTTATGATTGTTTACAAGGTCTACTTCTAAGAACTCGTGTTTACATAACTTTACTTGCATCCAAAAGTCTAGCCAATTGTCCATTCCACCGAACTGTTCTACTATATTTAACCAATCTTTATCTACCTGTTTTAGCAGTAACGAATTAGCGTCTGGATTGTCTTCGCACCATTGTTTAACAAACGCTGGATAGTCAAATCCGTCCCATTCTTCCACCATTAGACGCTTAAATTTAACGCTGTAAGCGTCAAAATCATACCATACGAACTTTGTACTGTCTATATCAATACCGTACGTATATGCGTAGTATAGAAGCTTAAAACCAGCCGTTACACCCACATATTGCTCAAATACAGTGTGTTTTATAGCATCTGCTACTGTTGGACTACTAGGCTCTGTATTAACAAAATACACCGGGCTACTGGGTATATTCTTGCGTTTAATAATAACTCTAGCACCTCTGGCAATTGTGTGATCTGTATACTTCTTATTCATTAACCCATTTAAAAAGTTAACTGGGTCTGTTTTTGGAGCACCTACTACAATGTTTCTTTCTATAGTTTTGCTTAATTCTACTGTTGACTCACCTAGCCAATTTTCTGCCCAGAAATCGTAATCTCCAAAGTTTGGTGCTTTTGCAGGCCAGGCAATAAATTCGTCTATGTTTAGTAACATTAAACTATCTACATATTTTGGGTGTACTGCTGTAATCCAATCTTTCTTTTCTAAACGATTTATATAAGTCAATATCTTCTTTTCAATTCCATCTGTTTTAGGCCAGCATCCATCAAACCAGAATGCAACATACTTGTGTCCCATCTTTCTAACATGTTCAATCCATTCGATGCTACTAGTATTATACAGGTTAACTATACTAGATGTCAAGTGATTATCGCACTCTACTTGTTGCAATAACAGTAGCTTTTGTTTGAGTGTTTGATGTGATGCTAAATGTGTGTTTTTTGGTATAAACACATTTACTATTTCACAGTCGCTTACAAACTGATAATCCCAATCTTTTTGCCCTTTAATCATCGGATAACCTTTGTATTAATTCTGATAGTTTATCTCTTAGTCTATCTAATGCCTTAGGGCTTAGTTTTTCAGCTTCACAAATGTATATTGTTTCTTTCATTTTTTCTATTTGATAAATTAAGTCATTTTGTTTCATTGTAATTTTTTCCAGTGATGTGTATCATCTTCAGTAGGTAATTGACCAATATATTCTTCGCCAGTTTCCATGTCAACTAGTTTCCATTTGCCTGGGCACTTAGTCTTTACTTTTAATGTTATTGCTACATCATAAGCAGGCACTTCTGCGCCACTAATTCTTAACTTTCTATTCATTTACCTTCTTCTTTCATTTGTATTTGTATTCATCAGCAATGGCGATAATAGTATCCCATGATAATTCAACTATGCTTTTAATCATAGGGTGTGCTATTTGATTAAGATGATTATATTGATCAATTATAGGATCAAATAATAATTTATGATTTACTGTTACATGGTAGTCAAAAAATTGTAGTGATGTATAATTCTTTTGTAGTAGTTCGCCAGCATTAACCCATATTAAGTTATTATGTGTTTTCATATACTCTTGTTCCATGAGTGTTTTGACCCTTATACGATGACACATTCTTTCGAGACTAATTTTTGTGTTATAATCAACATCTTCCGCAGCTTCGTCACTAAATTCCATCATTAAGAAATGAAACCTATTAGTAGGCTGATTTTTCATATCAAGATATGTACTATAAAAATTACCACTAACATCACAAATTACATTACTAATAACATCCGCTATGCAATTAACATAAAATCCAGAGCTTTTATAATCAATTACCATACTATTATCAGTACTGTATCTAATATGCTCATTGTAGTATTTCAGTTCTTTGGTATTGTCAAAATGCTTATATGTGTCTCCGTGATGTGTGTAATAGTCATCACTGTGTCGTACATATAATCCAAAAATGCCTGGATAAAATTCCCAAAGATCCTTGCCATGATTCTCTGCTCTAAGTACTGTGAGTAATCTATTTGTAAGTTCATTCAAACTATGTCCTGGGCCAACTACAATATCTCTATCAGCTAGATTTTTGTTCCAAATAGTCATTTATTTTCTGCCTTCATTAATCTGTTGTGTACTGATTCCATATTTTCAATTTCCAGTCCTAGATGCTCTCTAACTAAAGATTTTAGAGAAATTGACATTGGGTATCTCATTTCTATATCTCTGTTATATTTTCTCATTTTTGCATAGTCTCGAATATTTGGTTGATTGCTTTCTATATAATTAATAAATCTCTGCATCTCAGGGTGCCTATCTAACGCACCTTTTAACTTATTAATAATTGCTTCTCTGTATTCTTCGGGCCAAACACTAGGTGTTAAGTATCTGGGTGTTTGTAGTACGTTTGCAGTAATAAATCTTAAATCTACTTCACTGTCTTTCCAAAAGTCATAAAACTCGGGCATATGAAATACGTTATGTGATTGTACTGTAATGCCTGCTGCAACATCAATAGTAGGATAACTATTTAATGCTAACATGTTTGCGTATACATTGTCCCAATCTCCATCCCTACGTATAAAATTATATACATCACCTACGCCGTCCATACTTATTTTAATATTAACACTTTTAAATTCATTCCAAATTTTAATTAAATCATATTGTTTAAATTTTATATAACTTAGATTACTAGCATACCGTAGTTTTATTTTACTTTTTAGATGCAGTGGAATTGACTCTAACAAGTCATAATGTTCTTTATTAATAATTGGTTCACCACCAGTGAACTGTAATGTATGCACTGACTCCCATAATTCCGGCCATTCGTTTAAACTATTAAATAACGTTGTTGGCCTTAGTAGCTTAGTTTCGTGTCCATCTTTTTGATATTTTGTTATAATATCTAAATCTTTTACACGTTTATAACTACTGTGAGTACTACACATTATACATTTTAGATTACAAAAGTTACTGACTTTAAGTTCAATCCATTTAGGACTATTACTAACACTATAGTCATCATTAACTTCAATGACTTCTGAAAATTCATTCCAGTTGTCCTTTTCCCATTGTTGACGGTTGCTTACAATGCCACTATCTTCGTTATGCCAACACACTTCACAGCGTTCTGGTCTTTCGTCCTCTGCCAAAGCACGTCTTAGCTCTTTATAGTTTTCGTTGTTCCAGCTTTCAAGAGCAGTCTCACCTGGATTATTCAATGGGGTTTCTTGCGCCTCACAACAAGGCACCATGTCTCCACCGGCACTTCCGTAAATGTGCATAAATGGTAACATACAAAATGTTTTACTCTTTTTTAGTTTATCTTTATCTATCATTGTATTTTAGTATATTCTCAAACTTAGGTGCAAGATTTATATCTTGTCCTCTATGTGTTAAAATTCTATTTAACTCTTTTATATACTGCTCACTATTATCTTGTTGATTATCTGTAGTTGCACACATATTTTTTAATAACTTATAGCTAGGTGTAAACTTACCAGCATTCTTATTAAATCCCATGTACTGTTGATCTATTGTTAATTCTAATGTACGCTTAAACCAATTTGGCCAATGCTCTACACTCATATAATGAGGCTCATATACTGTTTGTAGCATTACTCCAATGCCTTTATGCACTCTTGCCCAATGTATAAACTCATGTAGCTGTGGAGCGTTAATAACGCTTACAGTGGTGGCTGTAGCTATTTTTAAGCGTCCTGTAGCGTCTTTTACTTCTATCCACTTGTCAAGTGTAGCCTCTATTGTTTCCCACTTACTAGGGTAACGTAGAAGGTCGTTTGTAGTGCCCACACCATCAATACTAGGACTTAGTTGTATACGCTTAAACTTTAATAATGCATCAAGTTCTAATTTCTTTGGAAACCATGTACAGTTTGTAAATATCTCTAAGTCGATCTGTCCTGCTATTCCACTGTCCGCTAATCTAACGACTAGGTTTAAAAACTGCCTATGTAAGAACGGCTCGCCACCTGTTACTTTAATAAACTTAACATGCTTTAATTTGTCTAAATCTAAATTATCTAAATCATATTCTTGTACTTCTTTTAATTTTTTAATCTTCTCTGGAGAACTAATGCCTAATGCAAGTTCATCTTTGTCCCACGTATGACTAAACTCTGCTCCACAACTTAAACATGCTAAGTTGCAAAGTCTACCTACTGTTATTTCTAAATACTCTAAACGTACTGTATCTGTAAAGTCATCAAAGAATTCATCAGCTTCAGTTCTCATACTGCTACCTTTCATTTCTTCGTCAGACTTACATTTATAACATCCAGGGTGCCATTCATTACGCATCATAGTTTTGCGTATCTCGTTAAAGCTATTATCTTCTGGTAAAAATCTTGTATGAAATCTACAACATGGTGTTGCAGGTTGTCCGTGCATAAGCATTTCTGCTTTGAACGGGTAAGCACATGCGTTAGCAGGTAACTTATTCATAAAAATTTCCTTTGTTTTTGTAACGCTTTAGTGCTTTTGCAATATTAATTCTGTTGTATATTCCATCTCTATGAAACTCATCATACTGTGGACCTTTAGGTGCTAATGCAATATGTATGGTGTTTGTCATTTCAAATCCATAATGATCGCATACTGCTACATGCGAGTCCATATACTTTTTAGGAATAGTATCTGGTCCAAACTTTTCCATAAGCCTATTAGCAATTGCAGTGTTGAGATGGTTTCCATGATTCCAATCTGTTTGTACTTCTAAACTACCTTCGTTGATGCGTGAGAATGTAATACCTGCACGCCAGTTACCACAACTTAATCCTTTAGTAGTACTAAATGCTACCATCTTAATACAAGGTTCATCTAAGTTTATATCTATGTCAAAGCAAGTACCAAACCATGCACAATCAACTAACACTGGAATGTCTAATTGATTACATATTTTAATCATATCGTCAAACCGCTCTGGAACTCTACCAGTGCCACTAAATGGTACACTTACTAATACTGCATCACCTTGTGTTAAGCCCTTGTCATCAATACTGTCACTCCATTCTAAATTTGTGTGTATCAATGCATCTCTGTTATATGGATACTCACCTCTAAATGTTTTGAGGTTGAGGTTGTTCACTGAACAATAGTAGTGCCACCAATCTAGTGTCTGTGTAGTGCCTACACTTGCAAACCTATAAGGAAATGCATCAAGTCCAGTAAAGTTGTTTAGTTTACTGCTTTCAATCCAGCCTTGATATCTATCTAACATAATGTTAGACTCGTCTGCCAGTGTTGATATATCTATGTTAGGAAAGAATGTTTCATTGAGGTGATCCATGTATGGTTGGTTCCATACACTGTTTCCTGTCTTTCCAAAATCTGGGTTACTCATTGTATAATTTTAACTCCTTTATTAGTGCAAAGGTATCTGTGCCACGTAATCTGTCTAAGTCTTTTGTATACTTAACAAACCACTTCCATTGCTTTTCTTGTTCTGCTTCATCTACTTCAACTTGCAATCCATCTCTGATAGCATGAATACCTGTTTGATAATGTATCTCGTCTGCATGATAGCTTCCCTTAGGCCAAATACTTTGATCTGGTATCTGTAGTAATTTATCATACATAATGTACTTTAACACCTCCGGCATGTATGCAATATTGAGGTATGTAGGATTTACTACTACGTTGCTCATGCTTATACTTGCTCTGTGCATATGTTTCTCTTTAAACCAATTCCACACTTTGTCTAAGCCAAATACATTTGTTAGCATAACTGTTACTGCAAACACAACTTCAATGTTAGGATATGTGTAAAACTTTTCTATGTTTTCTTCTAACTGTTCAAATGTATACGAACCGCCTCGTACTACACTGTATAATTCATCTACTGCTTCAATACTAATAAGCAATTCAATATGTTTAAAGTGTTTAAATATCTCTTGGAAGTCATCATCAAACACTGTAGCATTTGTACTAATATCTAGCATAATGTTTGATGCTAGTCCTTGGTCAATAAACCATTGTAATATTGCTTTACAACTTTCGTCATATAAGGGCTCTCCGCCTCTTAGTGCTACCCACTGTAGGTTGCGAAAGTATTCTGGATCAGCAAACAAGTTATCAAGGAATGACATGTCTTCAACTCCATGATATCCTATTTGTGCATTTTTCCAATAGTCCGGTTTTTCTTTGTTTAGTTTCTTTCCATCCTTCGTCCAACCGGTACTAACAAATGGATTACAATGAATACATGCTAGGTTACACTTGTTGCTGATTGTAAAGTCCAAGTAGCGTATGTCGGGCTTACTGTCTACTGTATTTTTAATACTGCCACGCTTTACATCTTCGTCTAGTTTATCCCAAAAGTACATTCTGCGACTTTTACCACTTTGTTCTTTTTTAGTACACGCCAAACATGCAGGAGGTACTATTCTACTTGCATGTGATTTTCTTAATGCTACTGCTTCTTCACTGTTTAATATCTCTGGTAGTGTTTGTCTTGTTATGTTTCCAAACTTGCCATTGTATATAATGTCAGGTAGTACTGCTCCACCCCATTTGATAGTAAGTGCATTCCACGGTGCTAGGCACGTTGGATAGCGTGTATCTTTTAACATTGGATTAACGTACATTATTTACATATCCCACAGTTATTTCTACAAACTTTCCAATCTGCTGATATGATTGCACGATTTAATGTCTTATGGAACCAGTGATTATTTAATATATCTCCTAGTTCAAATTTATTTAAATTATTATCTTCCTTAGCCTTACCGATTACATTTTCTTCTGCTGCATCTTCGTTAAGTTCTTTTCCCATGTCTAAGTAGGCTGATGCATCGCCACCGCCATACAAACTTATATGACAACATGGCCAAACAGTACCCCATGGATCTATTTGTACTTCGCCTTCTTGTTTCCACGGACACTTACTTTCTCTATGTTCGTCAAATACATCGTGAAACATATCGTTTACGTTCATGTATATACTTCCATCTTTAAGATCACTCATAGGTACATCATTCTCATGAAACTCTGTTCTGTAATGATCACTATCATTAAAAATATCTTTATCCTTATCGTCTTTGGGATAATAAGCCTTTATTGTATAGCTTTCATTTTTATCAACAATTGAAACTGTTCTATCTCCTGTAAAACTTCTTCTTGCAACAAAAGACCTTGCGCCTATCTCTCTTGCTAATTCTCTTACTTCGTCAATTTGATGTTTGTTATGTTCAAACATTGTCATCATAACAACAGAATGTCCTTTGTTTGCATTGAAACTTTTAACGTTTTCTATTATTTTATTAAAATCTGTTCTTCGTCTATATAAATGATGAGTGTCTTCCATACCGTCTATTGCGAAATCAATTTTGTGACTACTTGCTTGTCTTAATACAGTGGCTAAGTCACCCCAAAATTTAGTGGTACGCATACTACCGTTTGTTGCAATAAAAATAGATGATTCAGGATGATGTGTGGTCCATATGTCAATCATTTCTACTAGATTGGGATGCATCATTGGATCTCCCCAATTACCATTTAGTGTTAGTTCTCTAATCCACCAACCCTTTGTATCTTTAATTGCTAGACGTTTCCAAGTATCTATATCAAAATTTGCCAGTTTTAACCCTGGTCTAGTTTCTCCACCATCTATATTTCGTATGCATGCTCCACATCTTGCATTACAATGACTAGTGATATCTATTTGTAACTTGTGTACTTGCCTTCGCCAATTGCTCATTAAAAGTATGCCTTGTTAGTTATGTAATCGTGACAATCTCCTTCACGCACAATATCACTTGTTAAACAATGTATGCCGCCGTCCCAAAAATACTGATGACGGAAGTTCCAGTATATTGGCTCAATACCATGTGCTTCCATTTCAGCAAATGCGGCTTCGTTTTTACCTGTGCAAATAACTGTGCTTTCATCTAATGATAATACATTAACATCAAACACACTTTCATCTGGACAACCAACCCAATGCTCTAACCATTTGCTTACATATTCTTTATGAAATCTACGCTTACGAGTTTGTTGGAAATCTTCTGGCATATCAAACTCATCAGCTACTTCTATAATATGCCAATGTTTCATTTCATCTGGGACCCAGTTCTTATTCCAGGTCATCAGTACACCAGGCTTTAGTAGAGCTATTTTACCATCGATATGTCCTCCTACTGGAATGTCCAAAAATTGGGTGTCTGGATATCGCAACTTTATTTCACGTTGAATCCATTCGCGGCCCAGCGCCGTGCCTCTGCCTCGTTTATTGTCTCCCTCATAGGGTTGGCTAAACAAAACGTGGCGTCCACACTTTATCATGTTAGCCGCATGATAAAGCAGTCGATCGTTCTCTACAAAGTGGTCGTATTTTTTACCACTCTCTACTAATACTCCTGGCATACTAACCCAATCTGCACCTTCACGAAACCATTGCGAGCAATGATCGTAATATGCAAGATTCTCAAAGTAACGATTATCGCTACCCGTAAACACTTCAAACATACTCTTACCATAAGGCATAAGTGTATCACGTGGCATTAGTGGGTGGTTAGGAAAACCACAATGCATCCACGGTAATTGAATCTGTTCTTCACCTGTGATTGTAAATATATTTTTAGGACGTACTACTTCGATACCTTTGTCCTTTAATATCCCCTCCAGCACTTTTATGTCCTCGGCTGTTTCTTTAAAGATTTGACGCATTACATTGCGTGTTTCTTCGTCCTCGTGCCAATCAAATGTTTCAGGTGGAAATGGTGCTCCTAGCACAACTTTTTTGAGCGGTTGAAATTCGCTCCATACGTTAATTGATTTTGTCATTTTTTGTTCTCATATGATATTTGTCCATAATGCGTTTTGGACGGTGGATTTAGTTTGCATAAATACTGTTATATATGTATTTATCTATACAATATAATTGGAGTTTTATACAACATGACCCGTATCGCTAAAGATATTATAGCAGGAAACGACTTCATTGTCAATGTTTTCGATGCTAAAACACACGACCTAACAGACAACACACAACTATACGAAGCATTTGAAAGTGGTTGGCCAGTAGTTATTAAAAATTTAACTATTCCACAACTTGATTATGAATACTATGATGATCTACCAGACTGGACTATTCCCGATAACAAATGGATTATGCCCTGGTACAATTCTCACATTAAAAAGCGTGAACGTATGCGTAGTGAACGCAATTGGACAGAAGAACAAATAGACTTGTTTCATAAGAAACACAAGCAATCTAACAATGGTTGGAATGAAGTGTTTGATATGTTGTTCCCACGTTACAAAACAACTGAGCGTATGTTGAGTCACAGATACAATACATTAGTAGAAAATAAATTACACTTAGATGAACTAGATGAACAACATACAGGCAACGAACAACAAATACGTATGTTTGTACAGTTAGATAAGAAACGTCCTAGAGTATTATCATTTGGTCCTGACTTAGAAAAGATGTATTACGATTATAAAGATGAATTTAAATTAGAGGAATTAGATAAAAATGACATACACAAATTTATTACTGACATGCGGAACCGTTGCGTGTGGAATGAGCAGAAATGGGATCAGTTTCACCACCCCCTTCATTATATTACATTCAATCCTGGTGATATCTGGTTCTTTAACGCACAATGGATAACACATCAAATTGTGTTTGGTACAAAGTTACAATGCTTTGAAGCTGATATATTAAATGAAAGTTTAATCAAACCCGAGTTGTGTATGAGAGAGCGTATTAAAAATCTATAGACCAATTACATTCCCACGCCTGGGCTCTTGTTAAATCAAAGGTCTCGTTTAATTCTTTCAAATTCGGGCGACACTTTGGTAACCAAGTGTTTTCTGTGTTTGTCGTAGTTTTCGGTAACTTGAACATATTGGCGCATGATGTCAGCATCATACTTATGCTCAGGATCCAAACTAAAGTTAACAAGTTCCATAAGAGGTTCTTCATATTGCTCAAAATGTGGACTGTTACCAATACTTTTGAGAAATTCCAAAATCTGTTCACGTTGTTCTTCTTTCAACCATTCAGGAGCATGTGCCATACTGTAGTATGCAGGCTCTACTAACTGGTTAGTACTCATACCAATGCCTCTATTACTAGTCATCTGATAATCATGCATAAACTTCCAAAACTTGGCTATATGTAATGCATTAGTCATTTGGTTTACTGTAGTAACACGTACCTTAATACGCTTACCTTCTTTTGTGTCTGAGAACTTAACTAACTTATCAAAGTTCTTCCATACACTTGCCCACTTACTTGGAGGTCTAAGATAATCATTCATATCTTCCATTCCTTCCAATGAGCAATTTACAATTACTTTTTCAAACTTGGCTAACTGATCAAGCCAACGGTCTTGCATGTTAGTTATGTTTGTGTAAAAACTTAATTCAATATGCTCAGCATGTCCACTTGAGGTTGCAATGTCTAGTAATTTAAACATATCTGTTGCTACTGTTGGTTCGCCGCCTATTAGTTTTATTTTACGAGCATGTGGTAACATTCTTTCAAAACTATCCCACTCGATTCCAGGTTGAAGTAATGCTTCTTTTTTGTTTGCAAGATTGCCGTCCCAATCAGGATGGTTCGCTCCGAGTCCGCTTTGTACCATTGCTGCCCTCTCCACACTCACTAAGTGAGATGCTTCCTTGTTGCACATTTGACACTGCAAGTTGCATAAGTTACCAAGTCTAAAATCAAATTGTAGGGGTTGGTCAATCTCCCAATCATTAGCTGATGCGTCTGCTACTACATCATCTATTACATCTGCCCATACCTTATTTTCCCATTGGCGTGAGCTCATTATTCCGTTACGTTCTAGGTGATGACATTCTACACACTCTGGTAATTTCTCACCAGCAGTCATTCTTCGTCTTACATCTTTAATATATTTGTGATTCCATGTGCCATCAATTCCTAATTCTTCTTGATTAACTAGTTCTTTAGGTTCTTTAGCCATGCAACAGAGTCTAAAACGACCTCCGTTATACGTACTGTATTGTACAAATGGTAGACTGCAAAATCCACTCATATTAGGTCATTGATAGGAAGGCATCTGCTCCCTTGCCACAGTTTTCTTTCCAGTGTTCAGCTGCATTTTCATCAGCTGAATCTGTTACGTATTTGTAACACAATAAATTCTTAGCAAAATGTTTACATACTTTAGCAATTGCGTATGCTTCCATGTCTACAATATCGCTTTCTAATTCAGGTTTTTCTTTTACAAAGTTATCACCTGTACTTAATGTATGTGGACTAGTTCCGATAACAATAGTGCCTGGTGTACCTAATTCTTCAAATGGAGTAACACCTAAAGCTGATACAGGTCTTGCATCCATGTCACGTTGTTTAACTTGTCCTACTTGTACCAGCTTATCTACTAGCTCGTTATTTAACGAGCCTGCTGTTCCATAGTTAATAACAGTTTCACAATCGTGTTGTATGCAAGCCATTGTTGCCCACATTGTTGCGTTAATCTTTCCTACACCAGTATACCAAACTTGATACTCACTTGAATCTAAATCGTGATCTGGTAATTCGTCTTTTAGTGCTACTAATATATACTTCATTTGTCATCCTCTGGTTCATCTAGTAAATACGCCATTTCTGGAAATGTTGCACGGAAGTCCGTGCCACGTAATTCATCTAGTTTAGTAATGTATTCTCTAAATTCGGGAAGTCGTCTACTCCAATCTTCACTACGAGCAAAACTAAGCATACCACGTAAACGTTTAATACCAAATGCTGCATCTTCCCACTTAGCGTAATCTACTTTTCCTTTGTGCCAACTAGGAACACCTAGTTCCCAATTTTCTTTCCACCATTCGATAAATTCTTCGTACTTCTTTTCAGTCTTGTCTAGGAATTCATCTGGTAGCACTTTAACATTTAAGTGTCCTGGCCAATATACAAAGTGATAGTTAATACCACCTGCGCCAAATGGCCACATATTTGTTTTATGGAATCCATGTTGCAATTTCCATTTAAGGAAGTCTGGAATATAATGAATGTTAAGAGCGTTAACGGCACATGCAATTGTAACTTCTACATTGTTTGATGTACGCTTGTCTAATAGTTCAAACTGTCTTAGGTTATGTTCCCATTCACTTGGATACCTAATGTAATCGTTCATTGCACCAATGCTATCTACACTGTAATGAAAACGTACTTTTTGGAAATGTTTCCACTGCTCTAATAGTCTATCTGGAATCTCAATACCATTTGAATTATAACGCACTTCAATTTGATGTGCATATCCCATCTCAATAACTTTGTCTAAGATTTCATAATGTTCTTCAATAACAGTTGATTCACCGCCTGCAAAATATAACTGACGAATCCAAGGTATTTGTTTATAAAATTGATCCCAGAATGTAGGATTATTTTTATGCCAGTTATAACTTGCACCAAATTCTTTTCCTTTATTATTCCAGATCATAGTTTCTTTTAATGATTCGTTTGTAATCTGTGGATATAGTTTATTCCAATCCTTTACCCATCCTGATGAATCATGTGGACTGCACATAACACAACCTAATTGGCATTTTGTTCCCATACGAATGTCAATGTACTGCATCTTACTATCAGTACTGCCATCTTCATATGTTTCAGCTACTAGTTTGTCTATGTCAATGCCATCTCTAATCCAATAATCTGTTTCCCATTGACGTTTTGATCTGTGTCCCGCTGCTTCTTCTTTATAGCATTTTAAACAACTAGCAGGCTTTTCACCATCTAGCATCATTCTGCGTACACTTCGCATATAACTATTATTCCATGAACTGTCCAAGTCGCTGTTATTGAGATTAGCTGGTTGCCCATCTTCTGTTTTAACAATGCCTACTCGTCCACCGTGTTTTTTATCGTTTGTTGCTCCTACACTAGAAGCATTTGCAGTACAACATACTCGCATACTTCCGTCTGGTCTTGTACTTAAATGTATCCACGGAAGTATACAAAAAGTGTCACTTGGTAATTTATTTTCTGCCATAATTTATTATTTCTCTAAATGTTATATAGAAAATATGTTGTGTTCTTTTTGTTGATTTAAACTAATAAAGTATGAACATTATTTCTATGATTTTGGTATTTGACAAGATGTCCATGACATCTTTATGCTTAGTATTATTTATCATTAATGAAGTCACAGGGTAGTATGGAACTGTTCCATACTACTTCCTGGTATTCCACACATTTTTACTTGTCAAAATGTCTTCCTAAAAATCCAGTAACGCCTGCTAATACGTCTGACTTAATAGCCTCATAATCTAATTTTAAACTAATATTAGACATTGAGTCAACTGTAAGAGCTTTTATAATTTCATCTGCAGATTTATTTTTAATCATTTGCAGATCTTCTTTTGTTAGTGTTATTCTTTCACCTGTACCTAGATCTACTCTAACTTCCTTGATGTATTCAGCCGGAACATGATCCATAGATACTTGATCAAAGATCAGATCAAACGATCTGTCTTTTCGTTCTATTGGCATGTTAATCCCTTTTAATGATTAAATTAATCCGAAACTGTTTCAGTTTCAGTTTTCTTAGCTGCTGGCTTCTTAGGTCCTGGTTTTAGTCCTGGAGCCAATTCATATGCTTGAGCTTTTAAACTCTTTGCCTCTGTTTCAAAACCTTTAGCCTGTGCTAACAAGTTCTTTGCTAAGTCGCTATCTGACATTCCTTCATTTGAATTAGATGATTCAACAATTGGAGCAGCAGTAGGTGTTGCAGTGTCTTTACTTGCCATTGTAATTGAATTAGTATCTGGCTTTACTGCTGTACCGCCTTCTTCGCGAACAATGTTATTAATTTCTGTTAATCCAACCGAAACTGAATTATTAGGAGTCATCTTAACATTGTCTGTTGGCGTCTTCATCAATCTGCCAGTAGTATGCAGTGTTTGTAACATATTGGTTCCATCTGTTAATACAGAACGCTGTGCATATTCATAAAAATCTGTACTCGCTTGTGAACCTGGTGTTTCTACTGCATTAATAATATCGTCATGCATCCAATCTGGGAGTGCATCTGTATCTACTACTAAGCAATTGCTAGGATCGTCTGGTAGTTCTCTAAAAACTACTACGCATCTTTTTCCAGTGTTGGATAGTTTTCCAACGTGTTTTATATTCATACTCATAATTTACTCCTGTGTAGCAACAGCTTCATCTGCCGTGCTTTCTTCTGGTTGAGGTGTATTTGCTTTGATAAAAGCTACAAGCTTCTCAAAACATGCACCTACTTGTCCTGCTTCTGCGGCCTTAAATGCACCACGTTGTGTAGCAAGATCAATAATGTTAGCTGATAGAACAATGTCTTGAATTGATAGTTCGACGTGTCCTTCAACTGTTTTAGCTTCTTCGTTTGCCATGTTGTTATTCTCCTTTTGTAGATTTATAATTAACTACTATGTTTATTTATGCCTTTTCGTGGGCGGTATTACTTAGCTTACCCACATAAAGATTCTTATTGAACTGTTCTGTATCTTCACTAAGTTCAAACCATAGTTGATATATTTTTTTAGACTTGTCTAGTGGTCTAATGTGATATAACCCATTAACATCTGTCATCAGATTCGTCCAGTCTATATCATTGTTGTTAGTCACGACTATGATTCTATTTCGCATCATATTCTCAACTAATTCTGTTCCTGCAATAAGTTGCAGATCTGTTTCACTTAGGCTTCCGCCATTGCGAACAATTTTAATATTGTTTTTTAATTCTGTCATATTATGCCGCTTCGTAATGTACTGTAACACCAAATGGTGATTGTATACGTCTTTGTTTATCGCCATGTATTACAAATAATGTATCGCAGTAATCTGCGTTACCCCATGAACCCCACGGGTAACCATCTGTAAACATAACTAACTGATCTGGTTCAATGTTATACTGTTCTAAGTAATTAAACACTACATCAAAGTCAGTTCCACCACCGCCTTTAAGTTCGTATTCATCCATTGTACGACCATCATCACTAGTAAAGTCATCTGCACCATACACATCTGTATCAAATTGAAAGACATGTACTTTGTAAGCCTGGTATTGATCCATAATGCCTTGTACTTCACTAAGGAAGTCACGCAACATAACTTGACTAATACTACCGCTTGTATCTAATGCAATAGCAATATTTAATTCTTCGTCTTTGTCCATACCTGGAAAAATAACTTCACCACTACGTTTACTAGGACGCATAAAAGTAAAATCATTTTTAAGTGAACTCTCTAATTGAGTTCTAAGTATATCACGCCAATCCATTTTAGGTGCAACCAACTCACTAATCATACGTTTGATTACATCTGGTACACCTTCTCCTGCAGCCTGTGCCGCTTGGATAGTGGCTTGTTTAATTTCGTCTGCTAATGCTTTCTTTTCTTCTTCAGACATTTCAACACCTACGCCGCCTTCGCCTTCTTCGTCACCGGGTTGTATTTCGTCCATATGGACATCCATGCCTTTAGCATCTTGTTGGTTCTTTAACAAGTCATCATATATCTCATAACTGTTCCAACCACTGTATTTCCAATCTAAACAGATCTTACCGCCTTCTAGTTTATCTTCTGTAATAGGCTTACCAATGTTCTGTTCAACTAGTGTCATGTTAATGTTATAGTCAGCTGCCGCATTGTACAGCATAGGCTTACGATCTCCACGAGCTTGCATATGATCAAATACACAATGCAATACTTCGTGTCCAACTAAAAAGTCTAACATTTCGTCTGGCAATGAATTAACAAAATCTCTGTTAAACATAAACCTACGACCATCTGTTGCCGCAGTAGGAATATATGAGCTCGCATCCTCAATCTTTAACCTTACTGCTAACTGTCCAAAGAAAGGCTTAGTTAAAAGCAACCTAACTCTGGATTGTGTAATTCTTTCTTCTGCAGTCTTATTCATGTTATTTCCTTATTTCCTAACTATATGTATATTATATAGTAAATTAAAGTCAATGTCAACCACTAAAAGCCAACTTAAATAGCATTGCATCTTCGGGATTTTCAAAATGTATAGTATGTGAATCGTCTGGATTAGCCCATTTCACTGCTTGAAATGTTTGATTAAACAAGTGTACTCTGCACCATTGTACTGCTTCTGTGTATTTACTTCGTATAACAACTGGTGTACTTGTCGTTGCCCATCTACGTTTATATTCCGAAATCATTGCTGGTGTCCAATCTTTACACTCTAATCCATACAATCTAATGTTTGTTCTTTGATGTGGATTATAAAGGGAGAGATCAACACTCTCCCCTTCTTTTAATTTTGGTGTAATTGAACTAGTCTTCATATTAAGCGTCTAGTACCAAACGTCCATAACGACCGAAGTATTCTTCAAAACGTTCAATTTTCTTCTGCTTAGGAACTAACTTGTATTGTTGCATTGCAATACGTGATGCCATAATAACCATTTCAGTTTCCATGTTATCCATCATAAAGTTAATGAAGTTTGAAAAGCTCTTGTGGTACTTTTCCATCTGCTTGCTATCAGCACCTGCTTTTTCACCAGTAATAAATCTATCACGTAGTTCATAACATAGTGATGTAGCCAATGCATACATTGCCGATACTTCAGTAGTATCAATCTTTTTAACTTTAGCATCTAACACATCTTCTGGAACAGGAAGGTCTCCTGCAATCTTTCTATGTGCCATAAACTTAACAGCAATACCTTCTCCTACACAACCTGCAACCATATCAGTCTGCAAGCTATCTGACAAGTCATCTTCACCTTCAAGTAGTTCTGAAGTAAATGTCCAAGCCCTTGGCGTAGCAAATCCACGTGAACTTGACTGAGGATCAAAGTTGTATAAATCACCTTTAGCAAATGAAAGGTAACCAACTACGTCTGGGTTAACTTCATGCATTACAGCCCAGTTTAACCAATCTTGGAAATCAACACGTAATTCAAAGTGTACAAAACGATTCTCAAGTGGCTTAGGCATTCTGTATGTAACACCTTTGTCTGTCTCACGATTACCTGCAGCAATCATTACAACATTGTCTGGCAGTACATATTGTCCAATACGTCTGTTTAGAATCAACTGATAACCTGCAGCTTGTACACTAGGTGCCGCTGAGTTCATCTCATCTAAGAATACAATAACTGTATCGTATTGTGCCGCTACTTCTTTGCTAGGCAAGTCTGCTGGTGGCAACCATTGCATAACACCTGTTTCCATATTTGGTACAGGGTAACCACGCAAGTCAGTTGGCTCAAACAATGCAAGACGCATATCAATTACAAGTGTATTACCTAATGCACCCGAATCGCCAATGCCTTGCACTAGCTCTGATTTACCAATTCCTGGAGGACCCCATAAAAACACAGGACGCTTCTTTTTAAAAGCTCGTGTAATTAGAGTAGTTGCCTCACTAATTTTTACTGTTCTTGATTCGCTTATCGCAGTTTTCATATCTTCACTTCCTTCTTGTAGTGGTAAAATTTGTTTCTTCTTTGGCATAACTTATATAACTATTATAATACAACTTTCTATATTAGTCAAGTTAATTATTAATTTTAGCAAGAGTACCATCTAGTGCTACCCATACCCATAGTGCAATTCCTGTAACGAAAAACAGGAAACAACCTAGCCAGTTGTTGTTTTCATATCCTGTAGGACCATCAATACAACCAACTGCTAGTATAAAACATAAAAGTGTTAATCCGATTCTAATCATCTTAAGCCGCCTTTCCAAAAAGTTTATTCATATTTGCAAACACTACATTATAGGCATTTGCTTCATATGACCAATTCTCAAAAAATGTATCATCTTCATCTTCTGATGCACAATGCTCTTCCCATTTACGGTTCATAAATTCCATACCTGCTAATGCATCATCATTACCGCAAAAAGCGATTGTTTTCCATGCATCTTCAAAAGTCGGTGTTGCTTCGTAAAAACTAGGGATTCTAAACATATTGGCTTCCTTTTTTTATTAACTATACTTACAGTATACAGTAAGACGTCTTACTTGTCAACCTTTTAAGTATAAAAAAGTCATAAAAAAACCCTTATGTTACAAGGGTTTCAAAGTTTTTTTAATCTTTTTTTGTTAATGAAAACTCATATCCGAGCGTTATACCCCATTTTTCATCGGGATTTGTCTCATATGCTGGTGTAATAAACCAATTATCTTTGACTATTCTAAACATAGGAGATACATTATACTTGTTATCCGTATTATATCCTGTAACCCAACCTAACTCAAGCTCTATATTATGTGGCATTTGAAATTGATATCCAACATAACCACTTATATTTTCTTCACTATTATAATAAATTCCGGCTACTGTATTATTAACATCACATCTTGCATGTGGGTGTATTGGGTTATAATCACCTTCTAATCCTAAATGTAGGCTTACTGCTAGTGCTATTGATAAGCAATTCATTTTATTTTCCTTTTATGCAATTTCCATTAAATCCAATTAAACTATCAATACCGCCATCTGCTATATGATAATTTCTTTTACTTATGTATATTGGATCGTATTCTAATTCTACACCAGTTACTACACTCATCAACGCATCTATTGATATTGCGATTGGGTGTGTATATGCTGGCCCAAACAAATTAAGAGGATCATCTTTAGGTAATTGCCCAGGTGCATCTCCGTATGGATATTCTCTACTATAAAATTCTTTTTCATTTGTAATTGCTAGGTTAACTAGTTTTGCTGATTTTACTATTTTTTGTTTAAGGTCTGTAGGTACAGTTGCACCCCATAACTCAGCAATGTAAACATAACCAAGAATAATGTTTGTTCCATATGAATGATACCATTGCCCTTTAACTCCTCTAAATGAGTTATTGTCAATATATCCATCTTCAAAGATATGTTTATCAAATTCAGCAAATCTATGATTAAATTCTTTAACTGCTATTTCTTTATTGTTTGACCAAGATGCATATAGCAAGTGTGCAATACCACCATTTGCAAAAGCATAGATACCAGTCTCATCTGAATAGTTGTCTTGTTGAATAAACTTTTCGTATATATTATCTATATAAGTATCTACTACTTTAAATTGTTTGGTTGTTAATTTATCTTTTAACCATATTGCAGTAATCATATAATTTGCAAGTGTTTGTCTTGCAAACTCATATTCATGATACCAACATGCTTTATGAGTACCCCAATCATCAGTACAGTTTGGTTTTTCAGATACTTCTTTTCTACCACTAGAATTAAGCAATGTTTCTGTTCTTGCAAGTTCTACTAGAAAATCAATAGCAATATCTATTTCTGTTTTGTTATTAGTTGTGATTGCGTTATGAGTAGCTACTATAAAGTTACCCATAGGTTTTGTTATAATTCCATGGCTTATATCCATAGATGAACTATTTGTATGATGATGTGTATGCCAATCAAAACCAATTAATCCATCAATTGCATTAACAACTCTTTCATTACTAAATGTAGTAAGATCGTTAATTGCTGAACATGATTTTATTTCTGTTGTGTAATAGTTACCAGGAAAAGTAATATCGTGTGATTGTATGTTATTAGCGTGTACACTTGTGGTAGCAACAAACGTTGCTAAAAGCATTAGATATTTCATAATTAACCTTTTATTTTATAGTTAGTTAATATTATAAGATATCTTGATAATTATGTCAACCTATTTGCCGCCTCGAGCTTTTTCTCTACTAGTAATAGCTTCTATAAGTGCTTTATGATCAGTTTCACGCATTGCTACATCTATTGTTATTAGCTCTTCGCCACGTTTGACTGTTACTTTCCATATATCACCTGGAAATGCAGTTAGTGTATCACGCAATACTTTAAAACTATTAATTACTTTTACGCCGTTGATTTCTATTAAAATATCACCTTGTTCAAAACCAGCTAGTTGTCCTACTGTAGGCACTGCATCTGGCTTAGCGTCTGAATAATCAAAATAAGCATAATGTCTATCTTCATCTGGTATATCTTTTATTTCCTCAAACAAGAAAGATCCAAGTTTAAACGGAAAATCAACATAAGGTACATAGCCTTTAGCATTGTACTGTGGGCTTCTAATGTAATCAACACTTCTGCGTACTTGTTCTACGCTCACTGCCATGCCAACTCCATCCCAACCAGGAACGCTTCTACCTGGGCTGTAAATACTTTGAGCAACACCGATAACTTGTCCACGGTCATTAAATATAGGACCACCACTGTTACCTTGGTTAATAACTGCATCAACTTGTAGCATTAGATTGTATGGACGCATACCAAATCTATCTTTATAAACAACATGTCCTTGTGTACTTGTCCAAGACATGCTCATTCCGTGGCCAATAACAACAACAGGTGTTCCTGTGCTATAATCGTCTTTGGTACCCCATTCAATGGCTTCCCATTCTTCATCTTCTTTTTTGTTTATTTTGATTACTGCTATATCTGTGATTTGATCATATCCTATAAGTGTTGCTTCGTATGACCACATTTGCATTGCAGTTTGTACATTCACTTTGAATGTACCTGGACGGTCTATGTATGCATCAACAACATGATGATTTGTAACAATTGTTGCTGAAGTTTCGTCTACATCAATTATAAACCCTGTGCCTCTTCCTGACATGCCATTAAGTTCTGGGTTGTTTGGAGCAAATACACTTAGTACAACTACTTTACCAAAACTATCGTATATAACATCCTTTGCTCTACGCTCTTGATCAAATGCATCGCCGTTAAATAAGAATGCATTTACATCGTAGACTGCTTGTCCAATAGTTTCGTTTTTATCGTATATGTATCCTATGCCATTGTGTATCTTTTCTTGTATATCTCTGTAGTATGCATTTGTCATTGTGCTTATAACAATTGCTAATAATATTATTGAGGTTGTTCTTACCAAGGGTTTCTTAAAGAACGTGTTATTTTTGAATTTTAACATATAGTTTCCTTTTATAGTAGCATCCTTAATAAGGAAACTTACATGTATTTATGTTTATAATAGTACCTTAAAAACGTTAGTTAAATGCTACGTTTTTAGTCAACTCGGCATAATGTCTGTTGCCGTTCTCAGTATCTAATGCATCTTCTGGGTGATCCCAGCTTAACTCTTCAACTGTGAGTTTGAGTCTTTCTGCAATATCTTTAATGTATTCCTCTGACCATTCAAAAAAATCAATCCATTGTGCATGTTCGTTAACGTGTGTAATACCTGGATTAGCTCTTAAGAATATTTTACCTCCTGGCTTAACTATACTCGCTGCCATTGCCATTTGAGATTCTATAGTTGCTTTATCGCCAAAGTTTATACTACCTAGTATTAGTAATACATCCCATTCTGCATCGGGACGTT